CACTACCGCTAGTTCCTGAACTACCCGAACTACCACTTGTTCCTGCACTACCCGAACTACCGCTTGTGCCCGAACTTCCAGATGAACCGGAACTTCCGTCTATACCAGAACTACCTGCACTACCGCTTGTACCAGATGATCCTGAACTACCTGATGTACCAGATGAACCTGCACTGCCACTTGTTCCTGCACTACCAGATGAACCAGAAGTACCAGATGAACCTGCACTGCCTGATGTTCCAGATGGCGTGGATAAAGTTGTGACCACATAAGAATATGTAGCATCTTCAGTATAAAAAGTTACAAGCCTATTGAGAGGATCATTGTTATTTACATAAACCCTAATTATTAATCTGTCCGTTAAGTCCAAAATATTGGTAGGAACAACACCATTTGCTTTTGTTTCAACAGGTGTTGTGTTATTTCCATTCCAACCTATTTTAACACTATCTGATGTGAATAACAAAGTTTCTGTACCACCAGATTCTCTTTTTGTTATTGTGAAATAATATTCACAATCAGAAAGGTCTGTAGGTTTAGTCCAATAAACATAACTGTGCCAAATACCATTTGGTATAATCAAAACATTTGGATCTCCAACATCAGTAATGAACTCACCAAACAATACATCTTGTTGATTTGATGTCAAAGTAATTGCGACCGTTTGCTGACCAGCACCTGTCGTAAAACGACCTAATTCTTTATATGTTAAAGGACTTTGAGTTACCGAATAATTCAAAAAGTAATTTTGTCCGCCTGACACACCATCAATGCCGGATGAACCTGCACTACCTGATGAACCGGATGTACCAGCAGAACCAGATGTTCCTGCACTACCAGATGATCCTGATGTACCAGAACTTCCAGATGAACCGGAACTTCCATCTATACCTGAACTACCTCCACTACCACTTGTGCCAGATGAACCTGCACTACCGCTAGTTCCTGAACTACCTGCACTACCACTTGTGCCTGATGAACCTGCACTACCGCTAGTTCCTGCACTACCAGATGATCCTGATGTACCAGAACTACCAGATGAACCAGATGTTCCTGCACTACCCGAACTACCACTTGTACCAGAACTTCCAGATGAACCGGAACTTCCATTTATACCAGAACTACCAGAAGATCCTGATGTACCTGCACTGCCAGAACTACCACTAGTTCCTGCACTACCAGATGAACCCGATGTACCTGCACTACCAGATGAACCTGAGCTACCATTTATACCAGAACTACCAGATGAACCAGATGTACCCGCACTGCCAGAACTACCACTAGTTCCTGCACTACCAGATGAACCCGATGTACCTGCACTACCAGATGAACCAGAACTTCCCGATGTACCTGCACTACCAGAAGAACCAGAACTTCCATTTATTCCAGATGAACCAGAACTTCCTGATGTACCTGCACTACCAGAAGAGCCTGAACTTCCATTTTCACCAGAAGAACCAGAACTTCCATTAATCCCAGATGAACCAGAACTTCCCGATATACCTGCACTACCAGAAGAACCTGAACTTCCATTTATCCCAGATGAACCTGAACTTCCATTTATTCCTGATGAGCCTGAGCTTCCATTTGCACCAGAACTTCCTGATGAACCTGATGTACCTGCACTACCAGATGATCCTGAAGTTCCACTTGTTCCAGAAGTTCCACTAGCACCATCTACCCCAGATGTACCTGCTGAACCAGAGCTTCCGTTAACTCCAGAACTACCAGAAGATCCCGATGTACCTGCACTACCAGATGAACCCGATGTGCCTGCACTTCCTGCACTACCCGATGAACCAGAACTGCCGTTTGCACCAGAACTTCCTGAACTACCCGATGTGCCTGCACTTCCTGCACTACCAGATGAACCAGAACTTCCGTTTATACCAGAACTTCCTGAACTACCCGATGTGCCTGCACTTCCTGCACTACCCGATGAACCAGAGCTTCCGTTTACACCAGAACTTCCTGAACTACCCGATGTACCTGCACTACCAGATGAACCAGAACTTCCTGAACTACCCGATGTACCTGCACTACCAGATGAGCCAGAACTGCCGTTTGCACCAGAACTTCCTGAACTGCCCGATGTACCTGCACTACCCGATGTACCTGCACTACCACTTGTACCAGCAGAACCTGCACTACCTGATGTACCTGCACTACCAGATGAGCCAGAACTGCCGTTTGCACCAGAACTTCCTGAACTGCCCGATGTACCTGCACTACCAGATGAACCAGAACTTCCGTTTTCACCAGAACTTCCTGAACTACCCGATGTACCTGCACTACCAGAACTTCCTGATGTACCTGCACTACCCGAACTACCGCTAGTTCCTGAACTACCCGAACTACCACTTGTACCAGAACTACCTGCACTACCACTTGTTCCAGAAGAACCATTTGCGGGAACAATCCCCAATGCTTTCCAATAACTACCTTCCCATTCCCATGTTTTCGAATCATAGGTATAGGTTTGACCTATAGTTGGATTTATTGGAAAATTTATTGGCATTTTTTAATCAAAGTAATTTATGTTTATTGAAGTTCTGAATTTGCTATTATTTGAAAGTGGAGTAACACAAAACCAAACAGTATCTTGGTTTCCACTTATTCCAACTCCGGGTTTTATTGAATTATCTTTATAATCAAATTTATCTGTTCCTAAACTTCCTGCTTTACCTATATAGTTAGAAATAATATGACCAGCTGAAGTAACCGTAATAGTTCCATTACCAACAGCATATTGTATTGATGAATTATTTACATCAGTATATGAAGGTTGAGAACTTAAAGTTGGATTAAACTGTATACTTGCCAAATAATTATCGTTTGTTGTTTGTAAAACAGCCACATAATCAATTATAGCGTTTGAAAATGTAGAACCAGTTTTTAATCTATATCCTATTATAGGATATGTAACTCCTGAAGTAGAACATGTTATCTCAGTAGCATTACTTAATCCAACTGTTTTATTTAGTGAGTTTAATGATCCTTCGATACTTACTTGAGAACATATCTGATTGAATTGTCCAGCACCACCAGAAGATCTTATTTCATATCTTATAGGCTGATTTGGAGAAACCATATATACATTATCCAAATGACCAGTACCAGAATGCTCAGCAAAGAAATAAGTTATACCACTTAAATTTAATCCGAATCTAACTCGTCCTACTCCAAGCCATTGAAAATCCACTAAACAAAGATTTGTTTTACTCCAATCTAATGCTGTAATGTCAAATTCATTATTATTCCAAGAATCAGTTCCACCACTAAAAATTTGAGTACCTTTCTTCCATATTTGAAATGATATTGAATTATCAACTCCATTTGATTCTAAAAAGAATCCATCTAGAGTTGATGAATATGGTATATCAAAAGAAGATGAAAAATATCCGACCCTTTTTATAACGTCAGATTCAATATTAAAATCAGAAAAACTAGCTTCAAACAATTGACCCTTTCCGGGTTGATATATTCCTCTATATTTCGATTGTCTAATTACAAGATCTCCAGAACCAAAAACATTCATATTAATTTCTGAGTTATTGGAATTAAAAGCAGAGGTAGAAGAACCACTAATAATTTCATCTACCAATAGTGGTTGTTTATCAGATAAATATTTTAATTCTAAATAACTAGTAATTTCAGAAACTCGAAGTCTACCGAATGCATCTATTGTTGCATTATCTGCGAATGAAACTGTTGAATTGCTATTGAATATGTAACTCATTTATTTTTTATATTATATACCAGTTATTTGATCTTGATATTACTTGTAAAGCCATTTTTGATATTGCCATATCCACATAATTATTTCCATCTATATTTTCTCCTGTTGCTCCAGATATTCTTATTCTTTTTCCTAATTGATTACAATTTCCTAATTCATCTTTTATAGTTAATTTTTTACCATCTAAACCAGTGCAAGACGGTAAGTATAAATTTACTGCCCCATCATAAATAATTCCATAATAAAAATAATCGAATGATAAATTAAAAGAGTTTACATTTATTTCATAAGTTCCGTAATTTTCATACTGTGGTGTCGCAGCAAAAATCTCAACCCATTGGGAAGAATTACCATCATCTATGTAAACAAACTCTAAACCGTTAACTGTATTGAACCATCTATCTCCATCGTATAGTGGAGAATTTGTAGTTCCAGATGGTGCAATGGTTTGGATATAATAGTTATTTATTCCGGATGTTGAAATAATTACAGTATCAGAGGTTCCTGTTATTGAAACTTTTGTTCCAGCAGATAAGGTTTTAAATTCTAATAAATCATTATTTTTCTGAGCAAAAATTCCAGTTGATCCTGATCCTATATTTGTTCCACTGTAAGGGAATATATTTTGTAAAGGAGTTGATCCTGAATAAAAAGTAAATCCAGTTATTGAACTTCCAGAAATTGAAGGTACGTTTAATTGACCTGTCAAAGTCCCACCACTTATTGGTAAGAAATTACCCAACACTCCAATCGAGGATGCGTCTCGGTATTCAATTACATTTGTTGTGTTATTATAAACAAGTACATAATTAGATGAATTATTGTTATTGGGTGTATTGGTTAAATAAAAAGTATTAGCTGATAAATTAGACAAAAAGTTAGTATCTCCAGATACTGTACCTCCGCTAAATTGTGAACCACCAACAACAGGTATTATGTAATAACCGGACATCTATTCTATTTATAAATTATTAATATCTTGATCTATGAATATTTCAATTCCCCCTAAGCTAGGTATGGATATTTTTTTTCCATCGTCAAAAAACAATTCAAATTCTCCTTGAAATTTACCACTCATACTTGTATCCCCTTCCAACCAAGTATATTGAACTGTTCCAGCTGATGCATTAATTACTTGAGCCGTATTAGAAGCTATTACAACAGAACCACACTCATCTATCATTGAAAATGTGCAACCTGTTACATTAGACAAATCAAAAGGTATAATGGCATTTATACAACTTCTTGTTTTAATGTTTATTTGCAAATCTGGCAATGTATCATTTCTTTTTATTATAAATGGTTTTTGGTTCATCTTAATTTATTTTAATTTCATAATCTAAAGGAACAGAATTGCTTATTTCATAATTTATATTTACATATTTAGAAAATTCTATATCCAATTCAGAAATTATATAATTTTTAACAGGATCAAATAAGAATTTAGTTCTCAATTGTTTTACAATTCCATTATTCAAATATTCTACATACCAAATTATTTGATAAACTGTAGGAAACGTGTAAAGAGAACCGTTTAATTCAATATAATAATTACCCAAACTTTCTTGAGTAGTTGTTAAACTTTCAACTACTTGACTTGTACTAAAATTATACGTTGCTGCGGTTAATGAAAATGGGTCAATTAATGTATAATTATCATTTACTCCGTCTATATAATCTATTCTGTAAAATTCCTTATAAATTCTTAATTTTGACATTAATATCTCATTTCAAATAAATAGAATAAAAAAAGGTTTGATGACTATGAGTTATAAAAAAAGCGACACTTTTTCAGTGTCGCTCACAATAAAAAACCGAAAATATTTTATTTTGTTATTATGCTGATAATAAACATCTATCTGGTTGGATTGTGATGCTCACTTTTGCAAGTTCTGCTGCACCATAATCGTAATCATCAAAAGATGCTTTAACTATTTGACATCCAACAAGAGTCCATTTTTCGACTTCTACACCTACTGGATCAAGAGCTTTCAATACAAGGTTTTTCTTGTAACCTACTGCGTAACCCATTTTACCAGTTGTAGATTCAGCATGTAAACGAACCCACTCCATTACTTTCTGAGTCGTAGAAGGTCCGATAACATCGATAAACGTAACATCCATTTCATCCCAAGCGTATTTCGCAGCAATGTATGTTTTAGTATTCATGTAAGGAATATCTACTTTATCTATTGATATCGAAGGCTTCTTGGAAGTCTGTACTAGATAAGATTCAATACCTAATTCCGTAGGAAATTCAAGAACGAATCTGTTTTTCATTTTAGGTTCCTGATCAATTGGAACCGGTCTAAACATTAGTGTTGGCATGATATTTAAGTTTTTATTTATTAATAAATAAAGTAAAAAAAAAAAATTTGAGTTTTTTTTATTTTTTTATGTATATTTACATTAACACAATATTATATATCATATATAAAAACAATGGGAAGACCTAAAATTCAACGAGTTAAAGTTTGTGAAACATGCAAAAAGGAATTCGATGCTGGTAACAAGAAAAACAAAAAAAATTGCAGTGAAAAATGCACTGAATTATATAGAAAAAACCATAAAGACGAAAGGATGAAAAAAATTTTTGATACCATAGAAAAAAAATATGGTAAAAAAAGTTTTTTTGAAACTGATAATTATTATGATAATTTAAAACAAATCAAGAAGGAAAAATACGGAGATGAGAAATATAATAATTATGAAAAAATAAAGAGCTCTTTGAAAGAGAAGTATGATGTAGAACACCCATCTAAAATAAAGGATTATAAAGAAAAATCTGATCAAACAAAATTATTAAAATATAATGATCCAAATTTTAATAATAGAGAGAAAGCAAAAAAAACAACTTTAGATAAATATAAAGTTGATCATCACCTCAAAACTAAAGAGTCCTTAGACAAACTCAAACAAACAAATAGAGATAAATACGGAGTTGATTATACTTTACAAACTGATAAATGCAAAGATAATTTAAAAAAAACAAACCAAAATAAATTTAATTCAGATTATTATTTTAGCTCTGATCTTTATTTGGGCATCCAAAAGCTAAACAAAACAAATAAAATAAAGGAAATTTTAGCTAAAAATGATTTGAAGTTCGATATTAATCAATACAATAAATTAAGAATAAAGACAGATGAAGGCAAATTACACTATTTGAAATATCAACTTACTTGTAAATTATGTGACAATATATTCGAATGGTCTTTTGATTCTATACCAATTTGTAGAAGATGTTATCCATTAACTAGCATTTCAAAACAACAAGGTGAATTCAAAGATTTTTTAGATTCACTAAATCTAGAATATGTTGAGAATACAAAAAAAATTATTGCTCCTCTGGAGTTAGATTTCTACTTACAAGATCACAAAATAGCATTTGAATTGAATGGGAATTATTTTCACTCTGAAATGGGTGGAAACAAACTTCCCAATTATCATTTAAAAAAATCTCAATTATGTAATAATGAAAATATTAAATTGATACATATTTTTGAAGATGAATGGATGTTTAAAAAGGATATAGTGAAAAGTAGAATTAAGAATTATTTGAATTTAACGCCTAATAAAATTTATGCAAGAAATTGTGAAATAAAAGAAATCACATTTATGGAAAAGAAATTATTTTTAGAAGAAAATCATATACAGGGAAATGATGTGAACTTCAAAAGTTATGGTTTATTTTTAAAAAATGAAATTGTTTCAGTAATGACTTTTTGTAAACCTAGACTAGCCCTTGGAAACAAATTAAAAAATAATCAGGACAAAGAAAATTCAGTAGAATTATCTCGTTTTTGCTCTAAAATTGACTATAATATTATTGGGGGTTTTGAAAAACTTTTAAATCATTTTTTAAAAAACAATCCTGAAACTAAAGAGATTTTCACTTATGCAGATTGTCGTTGGAGTGGTTTAAATCCGGAAAATACTGTTTACCATAAATGCAATTTCGAATATATCAATACAACTAAACCTAATTATTTTTACTTCGAAAAAAGTAACTATTTTATAAGATATCACCGTTTCAAATATAATAAACAAAAATTAATAAAATTATTCAATGAAAATTCTGAATTGACTGAATGGCAAATAGCAAAAAAAAATAGAATGGATAGAATTTGGGATTGCGGAAGTATGAAATTTGTACTTCACATATCATAGAAAAGGATTGTTTTCTTTCTTTAAATAGATAATATTTTTCTCTATTTCAGAGCAAATTTCCTCGAATTTTAATATTGAATCTATTTCTAAATTAAACCATTCTCCTAACAAGGCATATTCAAACGAATCAACTTTTTTTGTTCTGAATGACCTATGTAATACTCTTTCAATTTTAGTAGAAAATTCTGAACTATATGTTTTAATTAATTGTATTTGATAAGGACAACCAGTTTGTAATTGACTTAATCTTTTAGTAGCATTTCTGCTTATTCCAATCTTACTTATATTCAATTCAGGAATGAAAAATAAATAAATAATTTTATTTTTATTTGACACATAATAAAAATAATTTATATAAAAAAATAGTGAATACTTTCATACATAAAATAAAAAAAGGGACCTTTTCAGATCCCTTTTCTTTATAAAACTTTTATTTATTAAAAGTCTTCAAAATTAGCACCAGTAGGAAGAACTTGGAAAGTTAAGTCAATGAATTCGAGAGCTGGAGTAGGCTTGATTTGAATCTTACCAGTTAAGGTATTTCTATCACTATCTACAGAAGCATTATTAAAATCGTCAACTACTACTCTGAATCCTGCAAGACCTCTTTGGTTTTGAATTTGTAATAACAAAGGTTCAACTTTAGCTAAGAACTGGTCACGTACAGTCTGATCGTTAGGTTCGAATAACAAGGTCTGAGAAGCTGCAGCAATCAATCTGCGAACTTGCAACAAGAGTCTTCTTACGTTAATTCTATCAAGAGCAGATTGCTTAACCTGAAGAGTTTTTTGACCTTGAATTGTAACACCTTCTTGAATTGTTGTGTTTATAGGGTTGATATTTACATCATAAAGATTATCTCTATCATCTCTAGTTAATTTAACATCAGCTTTCACACAATCAACTTTACCTCTTGTTAAACCAGCAGGTGCAAACCATGGATAAGCAATGTTATCAGTTAATGCTATGCTTTTAACAACTTGAGATGTTGGAGAAGTAAATACAAATTGTTGATATGTAGCGTCGAAAATTTGAATCCAAGGCCAGTATGTTGCTGCATAATTTGAATCTAATCCTACTCCTTGTAAATCGGTTGCTATTGCAGCACTATCTTGAGAACCATCAGATGCATAACGAGGAGCATCTATAATATAAACTGCATCAGCTCTATTTTCAACCATTGTCAATGAATGTTCTACTGATTTATAATGATCAAACCAATTTAAATCAGGAGTGGCAAATAAATTAACATCTACTGTTTCAGGGATTGCCATTAAATCTACAGCATCTTTGAATGCTTGAACGTTGTCTAAATCATTAGCGTCATCAGTAAATGTAACTGTTCTAAATTGATTCCATCCGTCGAAACCACCAGCCGGAGCTACAGTGAATTTAGCCTGAGATTTTGTATAATCTGAAATAGAGCCTTTTGTACCAGTTACAAACAAATCTGTTGTTGCACCACTTTCCATGTGGAAGCCTTTTATTGTTGTAACACCAGTTGTGATAGCACCTTGATACTTAAATAAATCTGCTTCTATTGATTTTATTGAAGCCTTTTGACCTACTAAATTAGCAGTAAACAAAGTATAAGCTAATTCAGAAATTCCTAAATATGTTTTAGAAACAGTATCAGTAGCAGCATATGATGTTTTGTATAATAATTGAGTAGAAGTTAAACCTGAATCTGCGAATGTTCTCAAATTGTAACCTTTAAAACCTGCCGGAACTGTGTTTCTTGGGAAATTATCAGCCAAAGTCACAGTTACGAATTGGGAAACTCTTGGATATGTTTCATCTGTTGTACCTATTGCTTTACCTATGAAATTCGGCTGAGTGTCATCCATTGTAAGACCCCTATATAATTCCAATCTTCCATTAGTTAAAGTATTAGCATCTGTATCCTCGAATTTACGAATAACAACATCAAATACTTTATTTGTGTTGTCTATATTAGCTATAGAAATTTTTATTTCTCTAGATGAGGCATCTCCATCAGAAACTGTTTCAAAATAAAACATATCTCTTACTGATGAACCTATAACTTTTGAAACAATCATCGGTGTTGTAGAATTCTTATATGAATCTGCAAAATTTGTAAAATTAACCGTATTGGAATACGATAAACCTTCAAGTAGATTTAAAGTTCCTGCCGAAAATGCTTGTCTTATAAAATGAGGTGTCACAACATCAACAAATAAACCATAATCGCCTGCTACATTTTTTGGATTAGTACCTAAAGAATTTACTATATAACTTTTTTGTGTTTCATCTAAAGAAACATTAAGAGTTGAATTAGTTAAAGCAGTCAATGGTGTATTAGATCCACCGGATAAACTAAATACACCTAGAGGAGATCCTAAACCAGACACAGTCAAATCTGTTTCTGCCGAATAATATGGAGTACCATTTCCATCTTTTTTACTTCTAATAACACATAAAGTTGCTCCAGAATAGTCATTCGATATACTTACGTTACTGTTCAATGAGAAAGTATCTGGAATTATCAAATCAGTCCCATTACCACCAGTAGATATAATACCAAGCGAAGATGCTACAACATTGAATGCTGCAGAATAAACAGCTGTTGTTACAGAACCACTGAAGTGAATATTTACAGTGTTACCACCAGCGGTATTACCAGAAATATCACCACTAACACCACCAATATAATCCTCTAATGTATTAATTGTAAAGTTTATAACTGATGTGGTATTTGCATTAAAAGTTATTCCAGATCTAGATGTTGTACCAGAATATAAAGCTCCAGTAGGTGCAGAGATGATCCATGCAGGAGAATTTGTGAAACCAACTTTTCCTAACACTCTTGTCATCGTCAACTCAGACGATTGATTCAAAAATGCATTTGCCACGTAAGGCAAAGGATAATCTGGATTGGTACCACCAAATCTGAACAAGAAATTCTCTTGTGATGGAACTTTTACTGGTTCAAATGCGGGACCTTTTAAGGTTAATCCCACCATTCCCAATCTAGTTATACCTATTCTTGAAGCGAAGAACGTGAAATCTTGCTCTCTTGTATATACTCCCGGTGAAACGAATACTGTTTGTGCCATTTATTTTTATATTTTTATATTTTATGTTATTATTTTTTATTTTTTTGATTTTTTTAGAAATCTTCAAAATTTGCTCCAGTAGGAAGAACTTGGAATGTAAGATCTATAAATTCAAGAGCCGGTGTAGGTTTAATTGCTATTTTACCAGTTAAAGTATTTCTATCAGAATCTTCAGTAGCTGTATTAAAATCATCTACTGTAACTTTATATGCGAATATACCTCTCTGATTTTGTATTTGTAACAATATAGGCTCAACTTTTGCTAAGAATTGGTCACGCACTGTTTGATCGTTTGGTTCGAATAACAATGTCTGTGAAGCAGCTGCAACTAATCTTCTAACTTGTAACAACAATCTTCTAACATTTATTCTATCCAAAGCAGATTGTTCAATTTGCATAGTTTTCTGACCTTGAATTGTTACACCTTGTTGAGCAACTGTATTAATCGGATTAATATTTGCATCATACAAAGTATCACGATCATCTCTAGAGAGATTTATGTCAGCTCTAACACAAGTCACTTGACCTCTATTTAGACCTGCTGGTGCGTACCAAGAATATGCAATATTATCAGTTAAAGCTATATTTTTTACAACTTCTGAAGTTGGAGAAATATAAATGAATTTATTACTTGTTGGGTCTTCAATTTGAATCCAAGGCCAATATGTAGCTGCATAACTAGAATCAATACCAGATTCTTCTACAGCAGCAGCAGCTTGTGAAGCGGTTGCTTTTGCAGAATCAGTAGACAATCTTGGACTTTCTATTACATATATAGAGTCTGCTCTATCTTCAACCATAGTCAAGCAATAATTAACAGCATTCAAATTATCTGAATAATTTACATCTGGAGCAGCAAATACATTTATATCCACAGACTCAGGTGGTGCCATTAAATCAACACAAAGTTTAAATGCGTCTAAATTGTCTTCATCAGCAACATCATTAGTGAAGGTTGGAATTGTATAAGGTTGCCATCCATCAAATCCACCAAAAGGAGCTACTGTGAATTTTCTTTCTGGTTTTTCATAATCAGTCAAACTTGTTTCAATACCAGTATAGAAAGTAGATGTTGGAGCTGTGCTTTCCATATGAAAACCTTTAACAGTAGCTACATCTGTTGAATCAGAACCTTGGAATTTAAAAATATCTTTTTCTAAAGTTTGTATTGCATTTTTTACACCTACAACAACAGATGTTAAACCAGTATATGCTAATTCAGAACAACCTAAATATGTTTTAGAAACAGTATCTGAAGAAAGGTAACTTGTTTTATAAAGAATTTGAGGAACATTAGCAGTTGTGCCAGTTCTTAATGTATAACCTCTGAAACCAGCAGGAACTTGATCTTGTGGGAAATTATCTGCTAAAGTTATTGTTATGTAATTTGATTGTCTTGGATATATTTCATCCGTTGTACCTATCATTTTACCAACAAAGTTTGGCTTAGTTCTATCCATTGTACATTGACGGAACAATTCTAATCTACCACTAGTCAAAGTACTTGCATCAGTGTCGAAAAATCTTCTTACAACTAAATCAAATGTATTATTGGCAGGATCTAAGTTTACAAAAGAAACTTTTATTTCTGCAGCAGAAGCATCACCATCAGATATAGTTTCAACTTTAAACAAATCCCTAACCGTACTTCCTACAACCTGACCAACAATCATTGGAGTTATAGAATTCCTGAATTGTTCTGTATAATCCTTATATGCATCATTTGACTTAAATTCAAATGAAGTTGTCAATGCTGTTCCTATGTTACCAGCAATTGTTGATGCTGTATATGTAGCACATTGACCAATTAAGTGTGGGAAAATTGAATCTACATAAAAACCAGTATCACCATCAAAACTTTTAGGGGTTTGACCCACTAATTTCAAAATATAAGTATCATCAGCTTCATTAAGTGATACAGTTATAGCTGAACTAGAAAATCCAGTGATAGGTCCTGTTGTTCCAGAAATTCCAAATGAATTTAATAAAGTACTTGTTCCAAATAATGTTAAATCTGTAGAACCAGTATAATAAAAATTTCCAGTATTCGGATCTTTTTTACTTTTGATAACAGATAGCGTAGTACCACTCCACTCATATGCAGAAGCCTCCGAAGTTATCAACCATGCATTTGAACCTGAATAACCAACCTTACCAAGTACTCTTGTAAGAGTCAATTCAGATGATTGTGATAAAAATCTGTATGCAACATATGTTAAAGGATAATCAGAGTTTGGATTACCAAATCTATTAGAAAACCCTTCTGATGAAGCAATTTTTATTGGTTCAAAAGCAGGACCTTTGGGCGTTAAACCGACCAATCCAAGTCTGGTTAAACCTATTCTTGAAGCGAAGAATGTGAAATCTTGCTCTCTTGTGTATACTCCCGGTGAAACGAATACTGTTTGTGCCATTTATTTTTATATTTAATTTTTTTGTTTATTTATTTTGGTTTATATATTGTTCAGCATCTTTTTTTGCTTGAGCCATTTTATCGATTGGTTCCTCATTAATTATTATCATTTCTCCCATCCTAAAAACACCCAATTTATTCAGATAATCTTGATCAAATTCATCGATTTCGATGATTTGTCCGGGCTCCAAAAGTTCTCTTTTTCTGATATTTCTGAACCCATACTCAACTTTGATCCTTCTTCCTGATATATTTTGAGCTTTCAATTTTCCTATTCAATTTAAAATAAATAGTAAATAAATTTTGAAAGTCGCAGGAAAAAAAATTAAAATTGTTTAAAAATTGATATTTTCAATTATTCAATAATGATATTAAACTTTTTTGATTAAATACACTTTCAAAAATTAATCAAGCATTTACATCAAATACTACAAAATTATTCGAAGTGTCATAAAAGCCTAACTTCGATACACCACCCTCTCTAGTAAATATTTTTTTAGTTTGAGAATCATATATGTATGTAGAACTTGTAAAATCTCCAACCACAGTAGCATTTTCACAATAATTATTTTGAATTATTTTACCTGTTAATATACCAGAAGAGTTTGTATTAAGATCAGAATTTTCTAAATAATTTCTAACAATATCACTTGTATCCAAAAGACATTGATCAATACTGGATTCAGGCATTATTTTATTATACAATATTTCAGAATCTAATAACTGATTATAACTAATAGATGAAGCAGCTAAAATATTTGATGCTATAAGAGAATATGTCCTATTATAATTAAATGAAATGACACTGTCATTTAATTCGTTTCTATAAATATGTGATGTAGTAATACCTGTGTTGTAATTAATATTGCAACTATTTTTCAAAGTATTTTCAGAAATATTTGACCCATCAAATATGTTATAATTTATTAAAGAAGCATTTTGACAATGATTAAAATTACAAAAAACACTACTAAATTGATTATAGGTTATTTCTGAAAAACTTTTTAAATAATTTTGATTTATTTGACTTGAGGTTAAATTATTCTCAGCAATTTTGCTGTGATTATCAATAAAATTTTCAACTATATTGCTAGAATTTTGTAAAATATTATTATATATCTGCGAACTATTATTAATATTATTATAACTTATGTTTGAATTACTAGCATTGTTACTATATATTGATGATTCGAAGTTTAAAATATTATTATACAAATTATTATTTAGAAATATATTTTGATTTATATTGCAGCTTTCATTCATAAATAAGCGGTTCATAGTACTAGCAGTCAAAAAATTACCATATATATCACATGATGAATATAATTTACAAGACTCAATAGTACTGCCACTATTAAGGCTATTATTTTGAAAATAACAAAAACTATCCAATTCAATTGCATTTAATCTAGTTTGTAAACCAAAATAGTTATCATATAAATATGAATGATCTAAACTTATATTAATTGCTAAATCTCCTTTAAAATTAATTAATTCGCAACGTGAGTTTACTATTTTCAAATTTGATATTCCTAAAAAATAATTATTAGTTTCAGCAAATAAAACATCAGAATATAGACCAAATGGAATGCCAACAATTGGATTATATTTTAAATATAACTGTGTTTCGTTTATCCACCATGAATATTGTGATGGATCATATTTAGCTAAAATTTGATTATCAGCATTATATCTCTCTATTAAAATTCCGTTAGTCCAATCTACTTTTATTTCATCAATAATTTTGTTGTAATGTGTTACATTTGAATAAGGCAATTTTAACCAATCTGTACCATCCAATTCAAAAGCATCAACTGAACTACCCGTATTACCGCTTATGTTTTCCCAAGCATATCCACCCCAGTAAACAACTTGACCAATAGTGTAAATAGGAATTGCTGATAAATCTGGATTATCACCGTCCCATATTCCCATTAAACCAGAACCATCATTGTTTAAGTAACTATTTGGATCAGTTATGTATTTTGGATTATAAAATTCCCCAAAACCAGCATCAGATATTTCTGATGTCGAAATAGCTTGCATATAGATTGTAATTCCCAAATCATTACCATCATCATATAAAATTTCTGGCAAGTGACCAAATGGGTTATCCGTGGAACCACTTAATCTATTTTTATTAAATCCTGTTATTTTATATGTTGAACCGGGAGAAAGTGTTGAGCCAGTAATTAAACTCTTTAAATTCTCGTATGTAGTTTCAATATTTACGTTATATGTAACTGTAGCCATAGTTTATTTTTTTTATTTATTATTTTGAAAATATTTTTTAATTCTTTTACTTAATCTAACTCTTGGATCATTTTCATTTCTGTTCATTTTTTCATAAGGAATCATAAAACCAAAACTTAACATTATTCTTTGTGAATTAAATTTTCCAGTTTTATGCTTGAACAAAGAGGCTTCAAAACAATACAAATCTTTATTTTTTACTAAAAATTTATCTTTCTCAACAAAAAAATCATAGTCTTCTGACAAAACAGATAAATTACATTTATAATTTATAAAACCATCTACTGAAGCATCGTAGTGAGGACTAACTTCACCACCTTTATCCATATTTACAACTTGTAAAAAAGTATTGTTCAAATCAAAGTTAAAATGATCTGCTATTTTTTTTTGTAAATCGAGTATAAATTCTGGAGGTTTATTATAAAAAATTTCTCCAATTGATTGGTATTCAGTTATATAATTAGTCATTTCGTTGTTAGATATATCAAAAATAAATGAATTACCATTTAATGTTTTAGATATTTCATTTAAATGATGATTTGGTTTTTTATAGGAATGATTCAAAGATTTTGTCCAAACTATTATTTGTTCAACTTGTGAATCACTGATAAAATTCTCTATTTTTTTATAAGTTTCAGACCCCATTTATCTAAGAATTCTTTTGGACCAATATTTGCTTCCATTATTGATAAATTTTGTTTTGCTAAAATTTGATTCATTTTTGACTCTTCTCCAGCCATAGTGCAAAACCAATGGGTTGCCGGATATTCACCAGTTGGAGAAACAGGTATCTTCATAATATCTTTGCTAACCCAAGCTTCTCTAACTTGTTCAACTTTTGAATTTTCAGTTAATATATTTATTCTCATTTTTATTTATTTAAGTAAATTTTTAATAATCTTTCTTTCTTGTTTTGTAGTGAATTTAGACTTAGTTAAATTTACTATTTCTTTGATTTGTTCTTCGGAATATGAGTTTAAAAGTATTGATTTAATATTTTCACATTCTAAATAAGTCATTTCGAAACCATCTCTTGAATCATCAACCCAATTATCATTATCTATGGATTTTAAAAATTTATTATCCGTAGTCCTTTTTATTAATTTTATCATTTTTATATTTTTTAAAATTTTTTGTTTTAATCTGCATAAACTTCAAATGACAATATTCCACTCGAACAAAATTGATTTGCTTTATTTGTCGGTATTGTTAATAATAAGCTTATTTATTATATATCTTGTTAACATTATTTTAATTTGTTATATCTGTTATTACTAAAACATCATTTTCATCATAATAAGAAAGTCTCAAAGCCTGATCCGATCTTCTGAATATATTACAGTTATAATAACCATAAACCGTAGTTGCAGTTGTAAAATCTATGAAAGCGACATCGTTTGTAATAGTATTTTGTTGGAAATAATCTACTACAGTATTGTTTGTAAAATTATCTCTTATAAAATTATCATAAAAATATTCTCCTATTGTATTATCATAGAAATTATTTCCTATAATATTTCCTTTATATTGACCTCCTCCAAAACCAAATCCATCCTGTATTTCATTTGATGAAAAATTTACACCAATAGAATTATGAGAAAAATCACCTAAATTATTTAAATAACAATAATCACCAATTGTGTTTTGATTAGTTTGACCAGAAAAATTATTAACCGTACAACCGAAACCTATATTGTTATATCCAAATTCTTGAAATATCTGATTTCCTTTGAAATCTGTTTTTAATCTATTACTCCAAAAATTTGTCAATATTAAATTTCCTTTGAAATTATTCATAATTTCATTATTCTCAAACAAATATCCTCCTATATTATTAATTATTCCTATTGTATTAGTATTGAAACTGTCGCCAATATTATTTTTCCAAAAATTATTATATATAGAATTTTGATAAAAGTTGTAACCTACTTTATTTTCATTAAAATTACCTATAAATGAATTCTGATATACAGTTCCTATCATCGAATTATTCTGAAAACTTCTATCAATTAGATTTTCATAAAAATCATCTCCAATATTATTATTATAGAAATCACCATTGCTGAAAGTCAAGAAATTTCTTGCGAATCCATCTCCAATAAAATTATTATCAAAATCTTGTCCATCATCATCTCCCAACATATTATATTCAAAATAATTTCCAATTCTATTATCTGCCATATCACAAATTATAATATTATTTCTAAATCTAACCCCTACTTTATTTCTATCAAAATCATCGTTTATAATATTATATTGAAAATATGTACCTGTAGTATTAGAATCCATATCATCATCAAAAGTATTACTAAATACTCCATCTCCGAATACATTATTTTCATAGTTCCCATTTAAAAAAACGTTGTTTGATAATAAAAATGTATTTTCATCACTATTATAAAGAGACGCATAATTTCCTAAATAAGTATTATAATTTTGATTATTATTAAAAGTATAGTATTCACTATATCCTGAGGATGTAAACAAATTACACTGAAATGGATTCAATTGTCCCATATACTCTCCACGAGAATAACCAACATTAGTCATTGATACAATTGTTGTTCCTGTAACTTGCATACTAGTATTATCGTTAACAGCAATTATTTCATAATACATAAAACAACCAATTGGAGAATTGTACGGTGTATAAACTGCCAATACATCTCCTTCTATAAAATCTGAACTAAATGTAGTACCTATACCTGTTACCAATCCGTTCCCACTATCAATAGATACTGTACCTTGATAAAATCTTTCGCAATAATATGTACTATATCTTTTAAATTGAACTGCGACAAAATCATAATCAGCTCTATTACCATACTCGTCAATACGTTCTGTAATTCTACCCTTTGCTAAGTTATTAGTGACTTCAGTTGTTGTAAAATCTATATCATACTTTATTGTATGATTTGGAAACGTTGGAGAATAAACATTTGAAGAAATTGCATTTCCTGAAATAGCTAACACTATTAATGGTTCAGTATTTCCGGTTTTATAATTTCCTGATGTAATTGCATTTCCCATGTTATCAAAATCTGGTTGATCATAACAAGTCTGGAAATCAGTAATTAAATAATTAGTTCCAGCACTTAATGTACTACCTGTGTAATAATTATATAATTCATCATATGTAACACTAACTATACTACCTACAGAAATAATTCCAGTCAAATTACTTCCATCTCCATAGAATGAATTTGCATAAACATCCCCACTTAAGTTTAAAATATTAGATATTGAATCAAATGTAAAATTTGAACTTGCACCAAAACTATTATTATCATTGAACTGAACCTCTGAATTATTACCTGCTGGATTTGTTGTTCCACCAGAACTTGCTCCTGATAACGATTGTAAGTATGTCAAATTACCATCCATTTCGGATATGGTAAGTTTTGAACCTTTAACTGATCTTAATACTAATCCCATTTATTTTTTTTATTTTAATTTATTCTAAATAATCATCTACATATCCATTGACCACGAAATCATTTACAGTACCAATCATCGGATTTGGGTTATTCAAAGAAGAACTACCACCACTTTCACTTATATCAATACGAATCTTGTTGATTGCTTGGACTTTTTCCCACAATCTAGGATCCACAATTTTACCATGTAAAGTCATAGGAACAACAACGCTAAACCTTCTATCTGCTTCTATGTCATCTACAGTATTTTCTTCCGAAGGATCACTCATTTCGGTGAAAAGAGGATAACCATTAATGTTTATGTATGCTTCTTTGTCAGAAAATGTATTCGCAATTATTTCCTCATAATATACATTAGTATCTTCCATGTAATGAGAAAAAAATCTTAATTCATATTCAATATCTACCCTTGGAGGTTGAGGAACTTTATAAATATCATATCCCTTAATTAGACCATCAAAGTTCGCTACCTTCAAAAAAGTAAATTTCTTTTTTTTGGGTATAGTTGAACGTTTTAAAGGATTTTCACCCGGTTTAACGGATTTTCTCCTTAAAGTCATAAAAGGCATCGTAATTTCCTGCCCAGCTTCATCTCTAAGATATTTAAAATTATTCCTGAATTCAGCCCATCGTTCTTGAGTCAAAAATATGACAGGAACAGCTCTTGTATTAGCCCTTTCATCAATAACAGAAATTTCTAATGAACGAATAAAAGATATTAGACCATCATCCATATCTTCCAAAAGAAGCCTTTGTGGAAGATAATCAAAATTTCTAAAGCTTTGATTTAAAAAATTATCAATATTTCTAGTTATAGACATGTGATTTTTATATCTATAAATAGAAGAAATAATTTAATAAAAAAACACTATTTCTAAAAAATGCAACCTACTTTAGGCAATGAAATTGATAAAGGTTAATTCATTTGACATTCTTTTGTAAAGATTATTTTTAAATATGAAATAGGAGGAGTCTAATTCCATATATCTTATAATTTTATAACTAACGTTAGATCTAACTTTCTCTACTCTCTTTTTATCCTCTAAAACTAAACCTAGTGATTTAGCTTTATCTATAAACCGACTTCCAGTGGATTTAGACTTCCTGCCAAAACTATTAGCTATTTTATTTCTAGATAAAGTCAGATCTGTATTAATTCTTTTATTCCGTAATAAATTATCATTAGAATTTTGAAGTTCACGCTTTTTATATTTTTCAGTCAAATGACTAAGATATTTTCTCAAATACCTCTTAATTTTTTTCCGTGTGGACTTTGCCTCAATTTTGCCGAACTTCTTTAATTCTTCAGATAATATTTTCTCTTTTAACTTAAATTCCTGTGTATGTAAATTTTCTTCCAAAACCAGAGTTTTCAAAATAACTTCCAGCTCTTTCGGATTTTTATACGCTAACTTATACCCCTTTTGGGTTTTAATCTTAAATTTTTCTTTAATTTTATTGAAACTAGAGAAATATAAATTATTATTTTTTTTCTCAATTAAACCGTTTTTAATTAGGAATTTGACTTTTGATCTTAAATTTGATTCAGAAATCCCTAATTTATTAGCAAAAAAACTATATCTTTTAGTAATATCTAAAATAATTCCTCCAGAATATAAAAATTTAAGAGAATAGAATACACTAATGGCTTTTAACCATTGGTTATCCTTAGCTAGTATTGTAACTAGCCCTCTATTTATTTTAATAGTATTTGCCAACTGACAGTATGAAAACTGTCAAATTTATTATAAAAAATTATAAAAAACAAAGTGATTGTTTAACGGGCTTGGAATACGTCAGAGTTAACCTCGACTCCTTTTATTGTTATATAGAAGAATTTATCTGATCCAAAAGCGTATTTATTATTAATATCTGACGCACCGTTATCAATAATCTCATAGTAGTTTCCTTTGTGATATATAAAATCACCCATACGAATAGTAGCGTTAATTTCCTCTAAGTGAGTCAAATACACATGTGCTGTAAACTTGCCTAAACCTTCTCTAATTAATCCACCCGGAGCAAAATAACTTGGAGAATCTGTTTCGACTGTTACTCTTCCGAAAATTTCAATAGGTGCTTCATAAACTTTTTGTTTTGCCTCACCGTAAACTCTATGTGTTTTGGTAGTTCGATAATCAATTCTATAAAGTAGAAAACTTTCTAATAAAATATCATTTACAATTTCCCTACCCATCCCATCTAATAAACGTCTTTCTTTTTCTCCAAAAAATAATCTTATACCTTTTTTGTTTACGTCTAATTCCTTAGCCTCCTCTGGTTTGGGTACCCTCTCGTTTCTGAGTTCGTTATTATTTGATGGTAAATCTGCCATTTATTAACCTATGTAAATTCCTAACATATTGTAGGATAGTGTTTTATTTATATTTTCTTGCATAGAAGAATTATTTTCAAGCAATGCTTTGAAATTTAATTTTTCTAATTGAGTTTTAATTTCTTCTTTCAAATTAGCCATATCATCTTTAGCAGTTGATAAAAGATCGGAACTGTTTAAAGTTAATTCGGCATCTGGAATTGGTAAATTTCCTCCAAATTTACCTCTAATTGATAAACCTAAAATTCTCATCGATATTGCTAGAGCATACCTTTGAACCCAATATTTACCATTTGAATTTAATTCATCATAAGTTAAAAATTCTAATCTTGCATCAGCAGGACCGGATACTAACCCATTTCCTTGAGATCCTGTTCCTCCTGTATAATTTGGATTAGCAGAATAACCACTGTAAGACCAGTTACCAGCTTGACCTATTTCATCATAATAACGATAAAATACAGTTCCGGGAGTTTGACCACCAACACCACCAGTAATACCATAAACAGTATTGCCCGTATTATTTGGTATTGGATATAAACTTAACCTTTTTGTTCCATTAGCAGCACCAGTAATTCTATAAGAATATTCAGCAGATCTAACTTTATTTCTAACTTTTGCTGATGTAGATGTTAATAAAGTATCAAAAACTGGCATAATATAATATAAACTATGACCAGCGAATGATGCACCAAATTCTGTAAATGCAATATTTGAATTCGAAAACGCATCAAGACCAAATAAATTAATCATTGATGGCGTAAACCATAAAATTTCATTTATTTCTCTTCCAGCTGGTATAAAATAATCTTGTGTGCCAGCAGAAAGAGTAATTGAAGCTGTTTTCATTTCTCTAATTGAGTCAGAACCAGCTCCAGCTTGCTCAGAATAAGCTTTAGAAAAAGATCTTTCAAAAGAAAAATTATTTGAAACGTATTTTAATGTAAAATCAATGTCTTTTGGCAAACCTAACATCTGCGACATTCTGTTCTCTAAAGACCAATTATTTATAAAAGTAGAATATTCTCTGATGGATTTACAAAAAGCAACTTCTAATTGTGAATCAGCCAATTCAACTTGGACAACTGGTTCTCCAAGTTCTTGACGAATCATATAGAATAACTCCTGTTTATCAGTTTCAGAAGTTCCACTCAGACAATTAAATACACAATCAGACATTTAAATTTAAATTATTGATTAGCACCTTTACTATAGAAAGGATTTGTGTCATATTTTGATTTGAAAGCTACCCAAGTTCCAGAAGAAACTGTTACCCCTGATACTAAAATATCTATAGATGTACTATTAACCGTTGGAGTCCAAGTAAATGATGGACCATTCAATGGATAAATGACTATAGATCCTGCGGTCAAACAAAACAACTGATGAACAGTAGTTCCTGTTCTATAGCCAGTAGAATCGAACGGATAAAAATTGTAATTTCCGTTGGTTAACAATGGAATTGCTTGATAATTAGCTGCTGTATTTCCCATGATAAATTTTAATTATTTCTAATTTATAAATAGTTTGAAATAAACTTTTTATTTTATAATTTTAATACATGCAGAAAAGTGTTATAAAAGAATTTTATAATAATTTGGACGAATTCAGCAAAAAATTAGTCGAACATTATATTGATAACGATTATGTTCCAAAAGTTAGAACTGGGTTAGGAAAAAAAAATAATTTTTTTTATGAGCATAATTCCAAAAAAGGGGTTGAAATTGTCCGCGAAATTATTAAATTTAAAAAATTACAGTTAAATTCAGGGTTTTTGACTTTAAATTCAAAAAAAGTGTTTAAATTTGTAACTAATTCTGTTGAAAAACGTTTTAATTCAAAAAACAAAACAAAACAAAATGAAAGCAAAAGTAAAATACCCACTTCTCGGACTGAAAAAAGGTGAATTTGTTGAAATTCAAAAAGAATTTGATTCTTATTGTCTAATTATTCATGAAAATTCACTTATCCGAGTAGATAAGAAAAATTTAGAAATACAAAAAAAATAATGGATTTTTTACTTCATTTAGTTGGATTATGTCCTGATACAAATAGTCATTTTGATTTAATTAATCTCTATATGGTTTATATAGAGAATAATTTCAGCTTCAAAATTTTATTAAAATATTTAGAACAGAAAATAAATGCGTAAAATATATAACCAAATAAAATTTCTTATTTTCTGTTGGTACAAAGGTCATAAATTTGGAACCGTAAGATTCCATAAAGATTCTGAAGAATCTATTTGTGCAAGATGTGGTTATAAAAGAAAGAAAAAATTTAGAACTTATTATGATGATGATTTCTTTATTTACTGAAATTCTCTCGTATTAATTTTGATACAATCTTTCTAATCTTGCTCTCTTGAATATTATTTTTTAATTCAGAATCAATTTGATTGATTAGTTTATCAGCTGTGTTCAATATTTTAGATTTACTTCTTTCTAAAGATTCTCTGTCTGCACCTAAAGCAGCAATATTGTATTTACTAGCCTCAGATTGAATTCCATAATGATTCTTAATGATTTGAGCAACACTTTCAGTTCTAACTTCTAATTGCTCACGATCTTCAGGTTTTACTTTAGCTTCACCACCATAACTTTCTGCCAGCATTTTCTTTGCTAACGCAGAAACAACTCTATTGAAATTTTTTAAATCTTCTTTATTTTGCTTTAAAGGCTCAGGTATAAATGTGCCAGTTTTTTCACATACAGTAAGAATGGCATTAAACAAGGGAGTCAAATTTTGTTCATAATCCTTTTCTAAAACATTATAATCTGCATCTCCTTCCGGTTCTATTATTTCTCTTCCCGGAATAGCCTCAACCATGTTATTAGTATAAACCATCGCAGTTTCAAAGCCACCAGTTCTTCTACCATAAAGACCTTTTGAAGTTATATATTTTGCTAATTGATATTCTTTACCTTCAATCGGTTCATTCATAGAATATCCTTGATCTTGTAAAAAATCCCTAATTACATCCGGATTTTCTTTCGCCCATTTAACCTTTTGTGGAATATCAGATTTTCCTTTAGTTTGTAATGAAGATTTAGGTTTAGTAATTACAATTCCATTTTTAGTAAATTCATCCTTAATTTTATAACCAACTCCCTCCCAATAATCTTTTGGTCCAGCCAAAGATGCAGTAGGGTCAGCAACTGTAATAATAAGTGAATTTAATAAAGAATAATTCCAAGCAGTATTTCTAGTCTGGAATTTTTTCGCTCTTTCGTAGTTATCTATCAAAAATAAGAATATAGTATCATCCTCGATAGCTCTTTGTAAATCTTGAAAATATTGTTCGAGTCTATTTTTAATTTCTGAATTTTCAGTGTTATCCGCAGCGTTTTCAATAGCCTTCTCTAATTCTTGAACATTATTAACTACACTTCTTAGTTCTTTTACATCATTTAAACTCAAATTACCAGTATCTTCAGCAGGTTCCATTTTTTTTGCTTTGTAATACTCTTTTTTGAGTTCTCTTAAATTATTTAATATTTGATTCGTTTTTTCCTCAGTCGCATTCATAGGTAAAAAATAACCCCATCCAAACTGACCAGTTTGATTATCTTTAAAATAAGTTGGTTTTGGAATGGTTTTATCATAAGTCTGCTTACTTGTAACTTTTAATAAATTACCCATTACTGCCGTCTCTTTCGTTCCATCTTCACCCCTCAAATCTGAACTTAATAATAAGTAATAACCATTTACAGTAGGGGTGGTTCTGAAAATACTTACGTCTTCACTTAATTTTTTGTCTTTTGATTTAACTATGTGAAAATTCAATTTAAATTTATTTTTGTTCATTATTAGAGTTTTTTTATAAATATTATAAAAATCTAAATATTTAATATAAAGATTGGTAATGTTATTAAGTGAAAAATATTCTAGTAGAATTAAAGAATTAGCAGGTATTTTATCTGAAAATAAAAACGAAAAACTTGTTAAATTAGGTTTCTCAGAAGAATTTGCTACTTTTTTAAATGAAATAGGTGGAAAATATGCAATGGTTCTCGGAGACTGGTCAACAAAACAATATGCCGGAGATCATGGTATAACTAGTTCTAATTTAAAAGAAATTTTACCCCAACTAGACCAAAATAAAGTTATCGAATATCTAAAAAATAACGAAACCACAGTAAATACTATTATGGAATGGCTTAAATTCCCTAATAGACCACAAGTCGATCTTAAACAAATTAAAAATTTAGAGGAAGCACTTAATACTGCTATCGAATGGCACGAATCACTTACCGCTTCCGGAGTTATTGAAGATGAATCCGGAGAAGTATTCAAACAATATCCAGAAGGATATTATTGGATTGATTTGAAAACAAACAATTCCCCAGAAGAAGGAAATGCTATGGGTCACTGCGGAAGAGATGGTCAAGCTACAACTCTATTTTCACTTAGAAACTCCAAAACTAAAGAACCTCATGTAACAATAGCTTATAATGAAGGATCAGGTAATATCACCCAAGTAAAAGGGAAACAAAATAAAAAACCAGTAGAAAAATACATGAAATATGTTATCGATCTACTGAAACAAATGAAAACCGAAGGTAAATTCAAAGGTTTCAAATGGAGCTATCCTGTAAATGGACCCGACTTATCTTTAGAAGATCAAAAACAACTATATACCCCAAGAGAACTTTTTTTCATGAAAAAAGGTGAAATTGATCAAAATTATGGCAATATCTGGGGCAGAAGAAGAGCTAATCAACCAGCTTAATTAAAATTTCTATTTTTTACAAAATTATTGAACTCGTATTCCTCTATCATTTCCATTAAAGCAACCTTTGCTTTTATTGTTGGGAAATTATTGGAATTTAACCATAATGTTCTAAATAAATCCAAAGCCTTCTGGTAATCCTCTGGCGTTCTAATAAATGTCTTTGAACTTTGCATAATAATTATTATATTTGTTTTATAATTAATAATTACAAAAATAAAAAATTATGAAAACAGTAAGTCAAAAAACAAAAAGAAATTCTCGTGTAAACACAATCTCATCCGAGAATTTTACCCGTGTGCGTGATTACAAACGTGCAATGAGAAAACAATTCAATGAAATGCGTCGTAACATGACTCAACTCTCTTATGGAGTTGATGGTATGCCTACCGAAGAGCGTCAGCAAGTTCGTAGCATGATGCGTACAGTTGAAGCTACTCATCGTCGCCTTATGAAATGGTGGGGACGATAAGAAAGTTTAGTTAAAAACTTTTAAAAAACGGCATAAAAACTCAAAATTATGCCGTTTTTTTATTGTTAATAACTATGTAAATCAATTCTTTATATTTTATAATATTTATATATACTTGGAACTTAATCCAAATATTAAAAATTAAAAATTAAAAAAAATGAAAAAACTAATTGTCTTATGTCTTGCAGTATTTACTGCTATCGGAGCTTATGCTCAAGAAGAAAAAGGTTTACACACTGGTTTCGGACTCGCAACACAACACTGGAATCGTGGTGTAGCTTTCTCTGTAGCACCAACTGTAGAAGGTGATATGCACTACAAATTCTGTGACTGGTTTACCCTCGGAACTGAAGCTACCGTAGCACTTAATGCAACCGAAGGTTTTGGTAATAATCTTAATAGTTATATGACTTTTACTAAAAAGAATTTGTCTTTGACTGTTAAAGATTACTACTACGCTGGTGTTTCCAATGATTATTGGGACTATGGAAAAAACACTTCGCACTTTATCGAAACATCTCTTAAATATAAGAATGAAGATGTTTATGGTTTAGTAGCTTATACCGCTTATCAAAGTGAAGCAGGTGCCGATAATGCAGCAGGTATCTATTTCGAAGCAGGTTATAAAGTAAAAGAAAACTTAGAAGTAACAGCAGGTTATGTTACTGATGCTTCTGGTGTAAATTTGAGAACTGATGCAGGTATCACTCATATCGGAATTAATGGAACTAGAGATCTTAAAATTTCTGATTCTTGGACTTCTAAAGTTAAAACAGGTTTATATGTAAATCCTTCTTATAAAAATGTTTTGGATGCACCCGGTATCTCTCAAGCACCCGTAAATTTTATTGTAAGTATGTCATTCTAAATCAATAATTTAGAATATAAATAATTAGAAAAAGAGCTGGATAATTCCAGCTCTTTTGTTTTTATATATATTTTATATATATTTGTATCGTTGTTCTTTGAATTAATGGCCGGGTGGTGAAATAGGCAAACACGATGGACTTTGACTATAACCACGTTTAACTTTTTTCTTACTATTTATATTCATGAAATATAAATATACGAAAGAAGAATTAGAAGTAATTGTAAAAAATAGTTTATCAATAGCTGAAGTTTGTAGGCAACTAAAAATATTACCAGTTGGTGGTAATTATAAAACGTTGAAACTAAAATTCAAGAAATTTAATATTGATATTTCTCATTTTACAGGATCTGCTTGGAATCAAGGAGAGAAATTTAGAAAGTTTGGTAAAGAATTTAAAATAGAAGAAATTCTAATAGAAAATTCTCCTTATACTCAAACTTATAAATTGAAATTGAGATTATTTAAAGAAGGTATTAAAGAAAAAAAATGCGAATCTTGTTTAAATACTCATTGGATGAATAAAGAAATTCCACTTGAATTAGAGCATATTAATGGTATAAATGATGATAATAGAATAGAAAATTTAAAAATTTTATGTCCAAACTGTCACGCTTTTACTTTTACTTATCGTGGAAAAAATAAAAATAGAGTGCCTCGTTAGAAATTTCGAGAGTAGAATTCCGTAAATTCGGTGAACCCTGTAAAATGGGAATACCGAGCCAAGCAAGTTATAATAATTATAACTGGGCGTGTGTAGAGACTAGACACGGAACACCTAAGTTGATAAATATGGTGAAGGTATAGTCCAGACTACAAACCGAAAGGGTAGTGAAAACTATAGTAGTAAGAAAATCCATTGACCCCTAAAGGTCTTGCGGGTTCGATTCCCGCCCCGGCTACATAAATTAAAAAAATCTCCTGTAGCTCAGTAGGTCAGAGCAATTGACTGTTAATCAATGGGTCACTGGTTCGAGCCCAGTCAGGAGAGCAAATCTTATAATTTTATTATAAAATTTGTTTTTAATTTTTTATTACTATTTTTGTAATAAGAAAAAAATACTGCGGGATGGACCAGAGGTAGGTCACCAGACTCATAATCTGGAAGTCAGAGGTTCGAATCCTCTTCCCGCTACTAATTGGTCCTGTAGCTCAGCTGGATAGAGCATCTGCCTTCTAAGCAGACGGTCAGGCGTTCGAATCGCCTCGGGACTACAAAAAAACCCCTAGAGATTCTCTAGGGTTTTTTATTTCTATTTTTTACTAAAAATGTCAAATTCCAGAAACAGAATTTTTTTGCACAAAGTATCACAATTCAATACTTTTCGCAAAAAGATTATCTTGGAGGTACAGCTTTGTAGCAGTATCGTTTAGTAAACCAAACGAAACCTTTTAAGTTGATCCATTGTTTTTGAAAGGTGGTCATATTATTAAAAATATTATTATAGGCTTGATTTTCTATAAAAAGATAGGGATTAGCTTGACCTGATAGATAGGCATTAGCAAGTGCTGGCCCTGTAAAAGTATTACTAGCTCCCCAAGCAGTATTTTCTGAAGAGATTATAATATACAAATCTATTTTTCTTCCAACTTGTCTTGCTCCTTTAGCAATTATATCCAATCTTCCTCCGGTTGCACCGGTGCTTTGGGCATTTGCATATGAATAAGTCGGGATACCATTTTGATAGCAATGTAAAAGTACTCTATCAGAAAATCTAACTTGATCTCTAGCTGCGACAGTATCTATGGTGGAGCCCATATTTTTATACCAACCTTCATAGAAATCATTATCGGTTATGGTTGCTAAAGATATTTGTTGATTTATAGAGTTCCAGTTATCCCAAGTTGTTACATTGTTCCACCATTCCAATTCCAAATTAGCTCTATTAATTTTTTTAGTTGCATCAGATTGGGAGTTATTATAATTTGATATTCCTCCACCAGATTTAAAAGTTGTGGCACTACCGCTTGCTACTCCTCTATATACGATTCCACTATCACTAAGTGTTTTTACAAATCTACTAAAGTTAGAATAGTTTGAAGTAGAGGAAACAATTGCTGAGGTACTATACAAATAAACACCTTTAAAGCCATATTTTTTAAGATACCCTGATAACCTTCTTGAAGCTGATATTGAATTATATATTGTATCAGTTTTATCTATATACATATATCTTTCCCAAGTGTTAATTGTATTAACACCAATTACTCTTGCTGAAAGATTTTCAACATTAATTCTATTTTCAACTGAAACAAATTCAGGATCTGGTCCGGGATCCATTAGTGTATCATCATATACAACAGAAGAATTTATTTCTTCTTGAATAATTTTAGGTGATTCATCGGTTTTACTACAAGTTATAGTAGTCAAAAACACTAATAATAACACTACACTTACTTTAATAGATAGCAGTTTATTTTTCAATAAATTTTTCATGATATTTTTTTTTAAAAAGTTTTTAAGAACAAATAAAAACTTACTTGCTCTGACTGTTTATAGTATTATCTTTACTATAATTTACTTTATATTTTGATTCATAGTGCCTTAAAAATAACTGTCTATAGTTAGGGACTATTACTGTTGAGTTTGGGTCAAAGTCCAAAATTGAACTTTTTTCAGGTACTTTATTATTTGAGTTGTTGAAGATAAACAAAAATGATATTATTATTAAAAAAACAGTAAAAGGTTTTCTAATAAAATTCTTCATTTTTTAAATTGAATTATAATAATCGAATAATCTTTCTTCTAATTGCAATCTTCCTTTGGCAAAAACTTTACCTTCTAACATTTTCATACCATCTTCTTCGTTATCCAAATCAAAAAAATTGATATAGTAAGTTGGATAATCACCTTGAGAGCCTTGAAAAGTTTTAGCTCTTCCCATGAGTTTTCTTCCATCCTTTTCAAAAAAGAAAGGAATAGTTGTATTTGGTCTTGCGTTCAATAATTTTTTGAATGCATTAGTCAAAGCGATATTATTAGCTCCAGCTATATAGGAGCCGGGTTCAGCATAAACGTCAATCATTTTTTTTATAATTATTTACTACTTTTTCACAATGTTTTATATAATCTTCTGTACTCATTTTAAATTTTCCAATATTACAATTTTCACATAATATTTGGATATTTTCTTTTGTTGTTAAACCTTCACTATTTCTAGCAACGACATGATCTAAACAAAATTTATCTTTTATATCAATAGGATCACCACATAGTGGACAGTTCTTTTTTTGATTTTCGTAAATTAATTCAAGATCTTGAACTTTCAAATTTCCATCGTATCTTTTGTTAAAATATGAAAGACGAGCCTTGAACGGATGTTTTTTTCTGTATTTTTTATATTTGTCCGTATGACAATTATTACAAATAAACCATCCTTTTTTCTGTTTTCCTGAAGACCAATTAAAATTATTTAATTTATCAGAACAAACATTACATTTAAGATCTATCTTTTCACATTTTTCCATAATACAGCTGCTGCTACGGCTTTAGGATCATCAGCACCCCATTCTTTTGCTTTAGCTTCAACATCTTTGAAACCTTTACCGGGCTTACCGATATCACCACCTTTTTTTGCTTTTTTAGCAACTTTGGATTTTTGTTTTGCAGAAAGACCAGCCGAGGGTTTAGATTTACCTTCACCAAGAATATTAATTTCCTCGATAGCTTTCTTCACTTCTTCTTTAATAAGGTTCTCAAATTCCTTTTTAGTAAGTTTCATTTTTATAGAATTTTATTATATTAATAAATAGTTTTAAAAATGAAAAAGAAAATCAAATTTCCTAAAACCTTTTCCAGTGAAAAAATATTCATAAATTATTTAAAATCAAACAAGGATTATATCCTTAATATTTTAAGTGACAATCAATTTCTATGGAAAGAAGAACGTTTTGTATGCGATTCTACCTTAATGATTTTTGCACTCAGGTATGCACTTGGAAGAAAAACAGGATCAGTTCAACGAATAGTAGATTGGGTTTTAGAAGAATGGAACAGAATTACTCCAGATGACAGAGCTTTGATAGTTAAAGAGATAATAGAATTTGAAAAGCACTATGGAAATTTAGGATTCGAGTGGCAGAGAGAATTATGGTATAGAATTGTCAATAAACATTTATTTGGATTTATTGACGAGATAAAATAATCAATCTGGGAAATTAAAGAAAACGACATAAATGTTTCCATCTCTCATATTGTTTTGATCAGGAGATGGAATTATTACACCATCTAATTCATCAAAACTTTCTTGAGACAGAGCATCATATTTGGTAATTATCAATGGTCTTTCTTCCTCGTATTTTGTAATTATAATTGTATTACCTCTATTATCTACTGTAGTTTTACCCATTTTCATAAATGGTATAGGATAATCTCTCATCATTGATCCTGATTCATATCCTTCCATACGCAAATATTCTTTTGCTGAATAGTAACCCTTGAATTCTTCACCACCTTCAAAGAATTTCGCATAGGTTATAATTTTATTTCTAATTTTATTTATACCGGGATTATTTGAGAATATATCTACCATTTTTTTTCCTACGATATTGTAGATGGACTGATCTTTCACATATTCACTCTCCATGATTGAACGTACAGTCTTTCTTAGTTTTCTTTCGAACATAAAATAATTTTTATTATAAATATCCTTATTTTTGTAACAAATTTAATTAATTTAACGTTTAAATTGTTTGTAAGTATACAAAATGTTAGATATCAACGAATTAAATAAAATGATAGATGAAAAATTAGTCATTGTGCAGAAGCACAAAAAGGCTGATTATTTTATTTATAACTATGGTCCAAAAGCTCAATATGAGAGGGTTTGGAACGAAATTACTTTACAGTGTCGAGGTTTAATTCTTGATTCAAATTACAATGTAGTAGCAAGGCCATTTAGAAAGTTTTTCAACCTCGAAGAACATACACACGATGATATACCTAAAACATCTTTTGAAGTATATGAAAAAATGGATGGTTCACTAGGTATTTTATATTGGATTGGAGACATGCCATACATAGCCACTAGAGGATCTTTTGAATCTGATCAAGCTATTTATGCAACAAACATTTTACATAACAGATATAAGTATGTAATTCCTAATTTAGATAAATCAAAAACATATTTGTTCGAGATAATTTATCCGGAAAATAGAATAGTTGTAAATTATGGTAATGTTGATGATTTGGTTTTGTTAGCTGTAATAGATAAGGCTACAGGATTGGATTGTGAATTAGAACCAATAGGTTTTCCTATTGTAAAAAGGTACGATGGTATTCAAGATATTTCACAGCTAAAAAAATTGGAAGAGAATAACAAAGAGGGTTTTGTTGTTAAATTCCAAAACGGTTTTAGATTAAAAGTAAAGTTTGACGATTATGTTCGATTACATAGGATTCTAACTAATGTTTCATCTAGGACTATATGGCAACATTTAGTTGATGGTAATGACTTTGCTGAGATATTAGAGAGGGTTCCAGACGAATTTTATGATTGGGTAAAGGAAACCAGAATTAATTTAGAAAGAAATTATAGATTAGTAGAAGAAGAATCTAACAAATCATTCCATAGATTTTTCCATTGGAAAATGGGAGACACCAGAGCTGAATTTGCAGCGTATGCAAAAAAACAAAAATATCCAGCCATATTATTTAAAATGTTAGATAAAAAAAGCTATGATAATATTATATGGAAAATAATTGAACCTAAATACGAAAAACCATTTATAAAAAATATAGAAATTTAATTCAATCTATATTCATTTGGGTCGAAATAAACATCATACATACTTGAATTAGGGGGGGCAAATCTGAAATTATACCAAACATGAGGTATTGAGGTGATCAAAGATTCACAACCTAACCAATTATCTCTCTTCTTCATATCGGGAGTGTTTTTTATGTGAGATACCTTGGACCACCAAAAGTTACCTGAATAATAATTAATGATCTGTCCTGTTAATTGATGCCATGGGCCATAAAATGCTCCTACCACATCATGATTATTCATCAATTCAAAACATTTCCTCCAATTTTCAATTAAATAAAATTCCATTATATTTCGCCAAGATTTTATATTTCTATCTCCAGATTCTCCGTATCTTAAGTATGATGTAACACCTTTTGTGTGAAAATAAAGAACTTTTTCATCAGATAAATTCTTACAAATTGTTTGCATATATGTAAGAGTTAATCTTTCATTATCATTATAAGGTTCAACTACAATTGTACATTTTTCATCTAAATCAAATTCTTGGATCAATTTAACAAAATCAATAATATTTTCTTTTATTTCAGAAAAACAACAAAAATGTATTTGTTGAGCATTTTCATAAAGTTCGCTTTTCTTTAAAAGGTCTAGTTGTTCACTCATAATTTCTAACCAATTATTTACTAAATAACTGTGGTGAAAAATAATTATGTCCTTTTTCATTAATATAAAGATATTATTTAAATAAAAAAAACCATAGTTTAATAAAAAACTATGGTTATGTAAAAAAATAAATTTATTTAAATGCCTAAATCTTCTTTACAAGCAGCAATTGCTTCTTTAAGAGAACCATGTTCAAAATATATGGCTTCTATTGCTTCCGCTGCTTCATCTTCACCCATATCCTGTAAGTGAGTGTATGCTCCATCCGGGTCTGAAACCTTTGCAATTTCAATTCCTAATTGAACTTTATCTGTTGGCAAACCTAACCATTCACAAAATTGATCCATTGTTAATTTCTTTGGTGCATCTTCTGTATCTTCAGTTAGTTCTTCACCACCACTATGTTTTTCAGTCATGTATTCAGCGATGCTATGCATATAATCTGAAGCTAAAGTAATATAAGCAGAAATCCATCCGGGAAGTTCATCACCGGGTTGAATCATTTTATAAACTTCTTTTGCATTTTTAACCATATCTCTGATTTCTCCTTTTGCCATCATAGCTTCATGATCTTTATGTGGCATTGAAGAATCTTCTTCGGTAATTCTAACAGGACCGTATTTGATACCTTTTAAAAAGTCATCAATATTGTTGAATATCTTAACTTTTTTTCCCTCATCATAAACATGAATTTTACCAGATGAATCTGATTGAATTTCATTACCTAGTTCTAAAACATAAGGAGTTAATTTGCTTAAATCACCAACTTTTTCTTTTAGTTCAGTTGCTAAAACATTATCATAATTTACACCACCAACAAATTCTTCATTAAGAGCTTTCTTAACCATTTCAGATATATCGTTGATGTTTATTTTTTTTGTTTTTTTCATTTCTTCAATTTTTAAAAGTTTTGTATAATATTTTGGATCTTCATATAAATGATCCATAGCTATTTCTTTGGCAAATTCTTCACTGGTTGTATGTTCCAATTCAGTTTTAATCCCTTTTTTTAATTCCAACTTTAAATGGTCTAACATTTTTTCAATTTTTCTTTCATCTGATTTGTTTTTTGAATCAGATTTACAGTGCATAATCGCAATATCTTTTAAAGATTTGCCTTTTGCTTTGCCTCCGGGAATTTTATCCTTTTTCATGTAAATAAATAGTCGAAAAAACTAAAGAGTATCAAGGAAGTTAACAGTCTCTAATCTTTCTTTTTCTTTTCCTAATGATGCTCCCTTGAATCCCTTCTGTAAAAGTTCATCCCCTGAAACAGATAATTTAAAATCTATGAATTTATCTACCATATTTGAATTTATAGAATTTATTCTGGCAAATTCCTTTAATTCTTCTGGAGATATTTTCGAAACATTTTCTTTTACTTTAAAATTATATACAGATTCAGGATCGAAATTTAAAAACAAAACAAGGAAAATAATTTTTCTTATTTCATCAGTTGTATATTTAAGATTATTAAGAATAGTTTGAATTTTATGAACTGGATTATTTTTAAGTAAATTAGCCAATAACACGATATAATCTTTTGATTCTACGAATTCAGATTGACTATAATTCAAATCATCTAAAATTTGTTTTAGTAATCCATAATTTTCTAAATCGGTAAGGAATTTTACAACAGATTGAGCACTTTTTATACCTTTAAGGAATTCATCTCTAATTCTCTCTTCAGATACCCCTTTTAGAGAATTATTTTTTCTTAAAGCCTCTATTATATCCTGATCTAAGTTTGAATTAAATCTAGCTGCAAATCTAAATGCTCTCAATATTCTTAATCGATCCTCTTCAAATCTATCTTCTGCTTTACCAACAGTTTTAATATTTCTTTTGAGAATATCTTCATAACCATTAACAAAATCTATAATTTGATTTTTATTTATATCGTAATATAGAGCATTAATTGTTAAATCCCTTCTTAAAGCATCTGAATCAATAGTAGAAAATTTGACCGAATCTGGTCTTCTTCCATCTTTTTTTCCAATATCCTCACGATAACGAGCAATCTCGTAATCACCACCTTCTGGAGTAATTATTTGAAGGATACCAAAAGCTTCTCCTTTGGGAATTATTCTATATTCATCTGGTAAAATCCTTTTTACGTCATCAGGAGTAGCATCAGATACTAAATCTATGTCTTTAGGTTCCTTACCTAAGATCATATCACGCACGGCTCCACCTACTACAAAAAGTTCAAAATTATTCTCATCGAAATAATTCTTCAATTTATTTAAATCATCAGGTAAAGGGTAGCTAAAATCTATTCTTTTAACTTCATTTTCTGTTAAAAAAGACTCTTTAATTACTTTTTTTATTAATTCTCTTATTTCCATGGTTAAATATAAATAATCTATAATTTATTAAAATTAAAAAAACAAATTATTTATTAGTATATAATTTAATAAAATGAGCAAAATAAAAGACTATGTATTTTTTGGGCTATTGATGGCTGGAGTGGTATTTTTCTTTAATTGGAAAATGTCAAAAATGCAAGATCAAGTTACTAATTTGAATAGCGATGTAGATAATCAATTTAAAACATTATCTGATAGTGTTAGTGCAAAATCTGAGGTACAGGTAGTTGCTCAACCGGGACTATTTGATAAAGTATTTAATACTGCATTAAATAAACAATTTAATGATATTAAGAACATGATTCCCCAAGCTGTTAGGGGTGAAATGAAAAACCTTAAAATAGAGAACTCTACAACTACTATAACTAAAAGTAGTTTTGTTATCGAGGGTGATAGTGCTTTATTTTTGAATCAGGATGGGATTATCACTAAAACTGCTAAGGTTGTACCTTTGAACGGTGATTCATCGCTTTTAATTGTTGTTCCACAGGAAATAGAATTAACCACTGTACAAGCTAATCCTGATCCAAAAGATAATACTAAAGTTCAAGTCTTTGTTACTGCCTATAATAGAACAACCGGAGATAGTTTAAAAATTAATAAATCTTTGACTTATGTTTTACCGGGTAAAGCGAAAAAATGGGAGTTTAATTATAAACCTTATGTTGGAGCAAACTATGATTTAATCAACGGTGGAATTGTTGCAAAAGCTGGTTTAGAGCCGATAGTATTCAATAGTAAGAAATTTAATATGAATATTGGTGGAATAGAAATTAGACAAAATTTGAAAAATCGGGATTCTTTCGTAGATTTGAAGATAGTTCAATTCCAGTTTAAATGAAAATGCTCTTAGAGGACAAAATTGCCCAATTAGCAAGTTATATATTTGCTATATTTTTGATGTTTCTTTTCCTATACTTAATTTTTACTTATAAATGGATCCTTTATTTAATAGCTTCTATTAATATTATTGCAATTTTTGGTCTTATTTTTCTATTAATTAGGGAATTTTTTAAAAATGAAGAATAGTGTAACTTATTGATAATCAATAAAATACATAAAAATATGTAACTTTCCGTTTAAAAAGTGCGTTTAAATTAGAAAAAACGATGAAACGCACTATTATTATATTGTTCATAATTTTTGTCGGATCGACTCAAACAAACGCTCAAAGTTCAGTTGATTCTAATAAACCATTTTCCAACCCCTCATTTATGATGGGAACTAATTTTGGACAGTTTTTCCAGACATTATACAGACTTGGTAGGTATGATGAAATGTTAAAATTTACTTCTCAGGAATCTATTAAAAAATATGGAAAAGATAATATTTTAGATTACTACCAGAACTGTGATTTTGGATATAAAATAAAAATTATAAATAAGACTACGGATGGTAAGTATTATATCCTTTCATACAATGCTAATATTATGGCAACAAATAAGGTTGTTCGTATGAAGACTGTAGTTGAAAATGATTCTGCAAAAATAGTTCTTGATAATTTAAAAATTGTAAAATAACATATCATGAAAAAGATATTATTTATTCTACTGATTATTGTTATTACAAAGTCAGAAACGAGAGCACAAGATTTGATGTCTACTTATAACCTAAGTAAAAATGATTTGAATTCACTTCAGCTTTATGAAGATGAATATAAGTCAGGAAGGTATAAAGAAAAAAAGAATAATCGTTTCGCTAAAACGATGATGTATACTGGATTATTGGTAGGTGGTCTTGTTATAGGTCAACAAGCTGTAAAACACGAGTATTATATGAATAACACTACTATATACGGTATTGGTGGAGTCATGACAATACTAGCAACAGGACTTGTGTTGACTAGTGTCAATGGAATAAATAAAAATTTATTTGTTTCAGTAAAAAGAGAAGGTTTAACAATGTGTCTAGCAATTAAATAATTTATTTATTATGAAAAAAAATAGATTTAAAAAATCAGATATTTCTGAAAAAAAGAAAATAGAATTATTATCTGCTATATTCGCTCGAATAGCTAGGGATGCAATGGAGGGATCTACAGGAGAAGGTAGATTACATGGTGGAACATATCCTAGCTCTTTAGTTGGAGATTATTCTGACGTTTATGTAATAACACCATATGGTTCAATACCTTGGAATAATTTATCAAAAACTGATAACATAATACTTTCTGAGATAAAAAATACAATTAAAGAAAGTATTGAATTTTGGTTAAATCAGGTCATAAACGATATTGAGATAGAACTTTCAGAAGATTTTGTAGAGTCATTTAGAAAAATTGGAGTACCAATTTAATAAGAGAATATCGTAATAATAATAAAGAATATTTTATTATTCCTCTTCATTATTAATTTCGTCCTCACCTACTAACATAGGATATAATTCATCCAATTCTTCTTTGGTGAAATATTCTTCGCTTATAATTTCTCGTATTTTTCTTCTTAACAATTCCTCTTCAAGATTCTCATTTTTTCTTTTCTTGGATTTTTTGGCTTTTGCCCAAAGGTCTGCATCAGCTTTTCTTGCACCACCACTTCCAGTGATAAATGAATTTACGCGACCCATAGCCCATTGTTGTTGAGAAACACCGGGACGATGTCCACTTTTCCAAGCAGCTGCTCCTTTCGAATATACTCTTTTTAAAATAGACTTAGAGATTCCTGATGCTTTTGCTTTATTTGCCAAAGCTTTGTCAATATCTTCAGTTATTAATTCGTTTTTCATATCTATGTTTTCATTTTTTTTACCAAACTTTTTCTCATAAGCTATAGTAGCAGCACTTTTTTTTGTTTTATGAGGTTTGCCTGATTTTGTATTTCTTGCTTTATAATCTGCTTCCCATTTTCCATATGCAGAAGGGTCATCAGATTTTAATTTAGAAACTCTTTCAATTTCACCTTTCATTGCAGCTTTATCTTTTGTAAGATATTTTCCGGGTACTTTTCTTCCTGATTTAGTTTTGGAAGATTTTACCTTTCCTTCATCTAGTAATGATTCTGGAAAATTTAAATATTCATCTTCTACATTTACAACATCATAATCATTAAGATTTACTTCTTTAGACATTAAAGATCTATCCACATTAGTTGAATTTCTCCATTTCTGTAATTGATCCGGTTTAATAACTAAAGCTTTTCCAGACTTTGTAAATTCTGTTATTTTAAAAAGGTATTTAAGATCATTAGATAATTCACCAGTTAATTTATCTTTTTCTGAGTTTTTTACGATAAAATCCCCAGAATCAATATTTTCACCAGCAATTAAAGCTTCATTTAGTTGGTCTAAATGATTTTTAATTAAAAAATCTAATTCCTTTAAATTAATTCTGTCCATTGCAATTAAAATTTTAGTAATTTCTTTATAGATAATTTTATTTCGTGTATGGCAGTTTTATTAAGAATAAAACCATATAATTTTTCGAAAGCTGGAATAGTTTTTCTGTAAGACTCGGCTGTTTCATCATTAGCATCCATTGTATATTGATAACCCCAAAAAAGTTCATTTGGTGTTTTAAAGCCAAAAAATTTTAAAACATCTTTTTGAACTTCTATAATCTCTTTTGCTCTCCAATTATGACCTACAGTTATAAAACCAGCTTCAATATTTTCAACTAAATTCTTTTCTTCAAAAGCAGCGTGAATATTTTCTATCCAAGTAAGTCTTTCAATTAATTTTTGATAATAAGCATTTGTTTGACCCCACCTTGAGGAAGAGAAAAAAACAACTACATCTGACTCAAAAAGATTTTTAGAAACTTTCCATAATTCATCATCAGGATTATTAATACTTGCCCAACATCTATGATTGCCACTAGGATTCTTTTTTTCATCTTTCAAAGCTGAATCTTTTGCTCCACAACCATTCCCTGTAACACTAGATACATTTCCCTCACAAGGATAAATCTTTAATTTTGTGATATCGATAATAGTTACTTTATCCATACCTACTTTTTCAGCAATATGATTTGCTAATTGACTTGATTTAGGTATTTCTTGACTGTCCACCCATCTATTCGATGTGGTTAAAAAAAGTATTTTTTTCTTATTTTTTAAATACTTTATTGTTTTATTTAAATTATTCGAAGCCATCATATATAAATATTAAATAAAAAGAAAAAGGCGAGAATAATCTCGCCCTTTTCTATTATTACCAATCTTAAGATTAGCTATATACCTGAGTATAAGTGTTAAGATTGTCAAGGTAGATCACACCATAGAAACGGTTGTTGATCATCTTCTTCGCATAACGAGTCATGATACCTTTACGAGGTGTAAAGTCATTCGGATCGTAGATCGTCTGAGTTAATTGAAGAGGAATGTAAGGAGCGTACACGTAACCAGCCTCAAGGAAGGTATTACCTTTGTGTCCAACCAACACGATGTTAGCAGGCATGTAAGGATCTTTGTACACTACATAACGGTTACCTAAGTTACCGATTTTTTCCATACCTAAGTTATACTTTTCAGTCTCAGGTGATGCAGAAGAATCTACATGGAAGTACTCAAGATCATCGAAGATCGCACCAGCTTCTGCAGAACAGATAACCCAGTTAGCACCACCACGAAGGGTAGCTTTGTGGATCTGGGCAGAAATTTCGTTGATACGAGTGATAAGAGTTTGGTTCCAGTCTTTCTGAGTACCGAAGAAGTTTACGTTGTCACGTAAGCCTTGGTAATCCCAACGAGCTTCGAACATAGCACCGATAACAAGATCACGGATGATTTCACGATCGATTTCAGCAGCAACTTCTTCTGACAATAAAGCTGTCAATTCAGCCTCAGCATCAATTGAGTGGTATGCTTCTAAATCTTGAGCTAATTCAGGTGTCCAATGTGCTCTCATTTTTCTTGTAATTGAGTTTACAGTTACAGAAGAGAAACGAAGAGTTAATTCAGACATGTTTGGACTAGCCTCAATCGTGTTGTAAGTGTAGAACATCGGAGTAAGGATGATACCAGCACCTACACCACCAACACCTGCAGTTAATCCAGATTGTACCCATGAATAAGCAGCAGTAGAAGTTGGAGCAGGACGTAAATCGATAACAATGTTATAGATGTTGTTCACGTTACCCGGAGTGTTACTCTGTACTAATTCAGCACCATAAGTCTGTAAATTAGAGTAGAATGTAACACCTGTTTGACCTGCAGCAAATAAAGCCACACCGTTGTAAGCAATAGCTGTATTAGCAGAAAGTACTAAAGAAGTGTAAGACTGATTAAGAGTTACATCAAAATTAGAGCTTAATGTTACAGCCGTAGCAATCAAACCAGTTGTAGTAGAACCAGAACCGATGCTGATTGCAGAACCTACACGCTGAGTTGCAGCACCCCAAGATGCATCATATCCACGATTGTCATAGAAACGCTCGTAAGCAGATTTGTTAGGGAATGTAGGACCAGAACCACCACCAGAATTTGCTATAGAATAAGGAGCTACTTTATCAGAAGATACTTGAGCGTCCATATAGAATAACAAACCAGAAGGTAAAGCAAGAGGTTGAACTGATACGATTTCAGAAGCAAGTAATCTTGAGAAGATACGTCTTACCATCGGAAATGCAACAGTGTCGAAACGACCTGCAGAACTATCTAGAGTTACCTCATTAAGCATGTGAGATGCTTGGTTCTCTAACAATTGAGCGATGTTAGCTTTTTTTTGACCGGCAATACCTTCGAGAAGACCTGAGTTTTCCCAGTTCTTAACGATTTGTTTTCTTTGTTCAGACAAGTTGCGTAATACGGTCATACCAACTTGTCCGCTGTTTAATAATTCAGACATTTTTCGTTATTTTTTTTTATTCATTTATTGGTTTTACGATACCAGCGAGCATTCTCATTCTTCTTCTCTCTTCACTTTCAAATAACTTTTCAGTTTTATTTTCAGAAAGATTTTGAACAGCCGTGCTTGGCTTTACAGATTTCAATTTATCCGTAGAATTGTTTTTTGAAGAGAAGGTGTTTTCACTGATGATTTTGTTGTAAAGTTTTTTTGCATCTTCAACAGTTGCACACTTATCAAATTCCTCAGCTATTCTAATTTTCTCGTCATTTGTCAATCCTCCTTTGGTCAAAAGCTTATTTGCATAAGCTAATTTTCCATTGAAAATCTGCATTTCATTAAGTTGTGATTTTAATTCTACAAATGAATTTTCAAATTCTTTCAAATTCGACTTGTAATTTTTGATCACGTTTTTCAAACTAGCGTTTTCCTTTATAAGCTCGTCTACTTTAGACTCATATTGAGCTTTTATTTTCTTAGATTCATTGATTGAAGCTACAGATGCAGGAGAAACATATCCCGGTTGTCTTTTACCTCTTTCTTTTGCTCTATGTGTATTTACTAAATTTTGCATGGTATTTTCTTCCATGTCTTCTTCCATTTCAATTTCAAACATTCCTTCTTCCATGTCTTCTCCAAACATTCCACCTTTAATTCCACCAAATTCTTTTGGAGGAAGTGGTAATCCTGTTTTCGGATCAACACCTTCTTCTCCTTCTTCCATATCTTCTTCCATTTCAATTTCATACATACCTTCTTCTTCCATATCTTCTTCTAAATTGATTTCATACATACCTTCTTCCATATCTTCTTCAACTTTATTCCAACCTTCTTCTTCCATATCTTCCTCAACATTTATTTCATAAACTTTATCACCCTCTTCCATATCTTCTTCCATTTCAAAAAGACCTTCTTCCATATCTTCTTCCATTTCGATTTCGAACATAGTATCTTCTGTAACGGTAGGTTGTTCAGCAGGTGCTGGTGCTGGTGCAGCAGGAGCCGGAGCTTCTGCAGGAGCTGGTGCTTCAGCTGGAGCAGCAGCAGGAGCTTCTGCGGGAGCAGCAGCTTCATCGTCTACAACTTCAACTTCACCTTCGGCAGAAGTTTCTTCGCTACCTTGAGCAGCTGCTATTAATGTATCAAGCTTTGCAGCCATAGCATCGAGTTTAGACTCTAACGAAGCCTCAGCAGGTTCTTGGGCAGTTTCATCTTCAAAAAGACCTTCAACCTCATATAATTCTTCGTTTGTTTCTTCTTTTTCGTTGTACATTTCTTGTATATTTTTTGAATTTGTATTTTCAGAAATTAAATTTTCAGATGTTATAATATTTTCATTAATATTATTAACTTCCGATTCTTCAGAAATAAATTGTTCTGATTTATTTTCTTGTAGGCTTTCTTGAATAGCCTTTTCTATTTGAGGCATCAATGCTTCTTCTAAAGACTTTTTAGCTTGCTCAATAGCAAACTTCTCTATTTCTTTAGCATCAGCTAATGCATCTTTTATGATGTTTTTATTTAACATATTATTTATTTAAATAATAGATATTTTGTTATAAATAGAAAAAAAATTTATAAATTATATTTTTTTTATTTTTTTCAATTTATTTTTTTAATTATTAGTTCCAGAAACTATCTTTAGATAAATTACTCAAACTATTTTTTAGGTTTTTAATTTTATTTTTAACCTCATCTGTCTTAATTAATTTAGTATCAGAATCAATTAATTTTTTCATACCCCACTGCTTAGATTCCTTAAATAAATAAGCTCCGGGTGTTGAAGGTGATGAAACAATATCAAAACCAATTAATTCAAAATCTTCCTGAACAACATCTTGATCTTCTCTGTTTTTCTTTACAGAACCTACACCACGAGATGAAATACCTAATTTGATACCACTTTTTAAAAGACCTTTCACAGTGTCGCCTGCAGGTGTATCTGCGATCTGAATTTTTCCATATAAAACCTCACCTTTCCATGACATTTCTGTTACAATGTGAGATACATTTGCTAGGGAAATAACAGCAGAATCCGGGTGATCCAACTCACCCATTGCACTTCTCTCTTTTACTAATTGCTGATATTTATCTACCTCTCTTTTTAAAATATCGAATGGATAAACTCTACCATTTCTGTTCAGAGTGTTGGCTTTTTGTAAAATACATGGAACGATTATAGGCTCATTTTTAGCAATAGCCTCATTTATTTTCTGTACATCTGGATCGATTGCCAAAAATTCAGAAATAATATATTTATTATCGAGATTATTCATTGATAATTTGTTAATTACCAATAAATAGATCAAAAAAAAAACAATAACTATTTTATTTCTTTTTAGAAATATAGAAATTTTCTTTTTCTCTTAATAAGTCACTATTACCAACTATGTTAGCTATAGTTATTAATTCGTAGAAAAAGTCATTTTTTATATCATTCTTCAAAGTATAATAATCACTTAAGTTTTTAGAATAGATATTATTATTAATTGTGTGTAAATGAATTTCTATACTAACAAAGCTCTTTTTATTATTATAATTTAAATTTTCTGGAAAATCAAAAGAGTAAATATTTTCATAATAAAAAGGGAAAAATCTATTATCTGTAAGAAAATCATATAGATCACTTTTGTAAATTCTTTTCAAATGTTTTGAAAATTCTTTTGAAATATTTCTATCGAAATCTTCATCGAAATCCTTATTTTCTCTATTTTTTATATCTACCCAAAAACTAATGTTTAAATAAACAGTTTTAGGGCAATTTTTATTATCTACTGTACCAATATCAACGGAAATATTTTTATTATCAATTAATTTATTATTTATTTTAATTTTTTTTCCGGGTCGTGTTTGTTTCTGAATTATCTCTTCATAATCAATATTTTGCATAGGTTAGACATATATTTAATTGTAATTTTTTAAAATTAAAAAAATTTTTAATTAAAAACAAAAAAAATATAAAATAAAAAAAAGGAGATTAGTTTGAATAATCTCCTTTCTAAATATGATTAATATAAATTAAGCTACAACTGGAGAAATTTTCTGTCCAATCATAGAATATCTTTTACCAGTCAATTGTTTATATTGATCAGCTAATTGTTTTATTTTAACAACTATTTCATCTCTTTGCTTTTCCATTTTAGCAATTTTTGCTGTCTGCTCACCTTCTTTATATTTAGATGCTATTTTACCACCTAATTCTTTTGCTTTTTCGCCAGCCCCGGCAATTGCTTCTCCAGCTTTTTTAGCCCCAGCACCAAAAACACTTTTTAAACCTGCTATAAGTTCGTTCAATTCTTCGTCTGACATTTTCTTTTTGCCCTCAGAAATTAATTGAAGTTCATTATTAATTTTGTTTTGTGCTTCTTCAAGTTTTTGAATTTGGAACATTTTGATGGCTTCTTCTTTAATTAATTGTTCCAAATCAGATTTAGATATTTTCATTTTTTTATTTTTTAAAATTTAATAATAAATAGTAAAAAAAAATGAATTTTATTACTATTTATTATAAGAAATATTTGTATGGCTTCAATATGTTACAGCTGGGAAGACGCTATATATTCTTGGGAAAATGCTTCTTTAACTTGGAAAGAATTTTGTGTAATACAAAAATTAATTTCATCTAATCAACAAAAAAAAGCCTTTTATAGAGATAAGAACAAAAAACAGGAATTAACCGATGATGAAAAACAAATATTAATTAAATTAATAACAAGATTAAAAACAGAAGAAGAGGAATTTGAAAATAAATTGACTAAAATAAAAAATACCGATATAAATATTAACGTTAGTAATCTAGATCTACTTAAAACTGAAAACAAAATAATTTCAATAAAAATCAATTTGTAATGAGCTATAAATTATATACAGATAAACCAAATAAATTTTCTTGTAATATAGAAGTTGATGGGACATCTCTTTCAAAGTCTAAAGCAAGAATTATTATCGAATGCAATGATATAAATTATATGTTCAACGGAAAGATCGATGATGAGGGAAATTGTGAAATTACTATACCAAAAACAAAAAACTTCTTATCTGAAAATAATTCAGGAAAAATGAGACTCGAAGTTATAGCTGATGATGTATATTTTGAACCTTGGTCATCAGATTTTATTGTTAAAGCTTCCAAAAATGTTCAAGTAATTGTAAAAGAACAAGTAGAGGAAGAAAAAACCAAACTCAAAGTAAATGTGGCTCCTCAAAAAGAAGAACCAATAAAAAACAGGATAATTGAGAATAAATTTTTAGATGAAAAATCTGCAGATGATGAGATTTTCTTAACAAAAGATCAACTATCCAAGCTTTTAAGAAAAGGATAAAATTTAACTGGAAAAACTCGCCTCTAGAACTAAAGTGAGTTCATTCAACGTCATTACATCAGTTAACTGATCTAATGGTTGATTTAGGGTTCCGGGACCTATTTCCTCTATTGGTTCAGCTATGTCCCCCTCCATAACCAGAATATCTTCAAGTGCCATTTTTAATTTTGTGTTAGAATGAATTTAACTTTGATATTGTCACCTAGAGAAGCAGGTGTATATCTTATATATGTTGTAGTATTTGCTCGGTCCGTATTGTCATATGAACTCCAAGTAGAACCGCCATCAGTTGATTTTTCAAAAGTTCCTGTTGGAGAACCGGTGTTGTCATCAACCAGTAAATTGTTGGTCACTGCATCGTATAGCCTGACTCTTAAAGTTGGAACAGTTGAACCCCAAGCTAACGCAAACCACCAAGCAAATCTCTTATTAACGTAATCTGAATATTTTATTGATGGTTGATAATGCACATCTGTTGAAGAATCGTCATACAGGCAAGTGACAGCATATATCCTTGTAGGGGCACATGCTTCACCCAAGGTGTCAAGTTCCAGCATGAACTGTATGTGTGTAGATGGCGAGAACGAACTCAAATCACCGCTTTCAGGAACTTCGGTCCATGAACCAGTGTTATCGTCTATACCTGCAGTTCTGAAAAAAATCCTGAATGGGTCAGGCGGGAAGCCCAATTGATAAGTTCCCAAATAATCCGAGTTTTCAACATATGCACGATAAAGTTTCGAAGCATTAGGAGTTGCCATTTTTGGTGTAATTACCCTTTCATTCGAATATGTGGCAAAATACCCATCACCACCCCCGGGGAAAATCAAAAGCCAATTTAAACCCGAGGTGGTTGTTACAGGTGCGGCAAAAAACAAGCCTGCTTCACTCCAAAGTGTCAAAGTCGCTTGTGGGAATAATCCGTCAACGGTACCTACAGGTGTATAACCCAATTTGTATCGGTTTAAGTTAGCGGCAAATATCTTGTCAAAAGGAAGTGTTCCGCTTGTGTTGTATTGAGCTGCGTAAACCCCAAACCTTTGTGTAGTCGTGGTAATCAAAAGCCTGTCCAATGTAGATGAATAATCAACCGAAGCCATTGATGACAATAAATTATAGGCGGCGTTTGCAAGACCTCCGGGTGGAATCTCAATCATTTGATCACTCAGAAACGATGAAGAGTTGTCTAAAATTGTTGATTCCGTACATCTGTAAATTCTCGTTGTGGTTGCAAAATAAAAACTTTTTATACCTGAAGCGGATCCATGTTGAACTGCCACTATCCTACCGTTGTTCAATAGTGAAATTGTACCTGTAACTAATAGCGGAGTAGTTCTCAATGACAATGCCCCAGTTGCTCCATTGGCACTTGCTGGAGTCAATGAAGCTTTAACGTTGTATTTTACAAGTCTGGCGGTTGTGTTTGTTACTTCTGAATTCAATAAATAAACATTATGTTCTGTTGCACTTACAGGTTCATCCATACCTATTCCACCACCTAAAACACTCATGGCTGAATGCAAAGTATGGACACCGGAACCTGCGGTACTTGTATTAATAGGTGCTCCATTTATCGTTGCAGAAAGCGTAAAAGTATTTGCAGCCAATGAAGTTGAAGTCACATAATATGTAGTGTTCGCAACAAATCCCGTTGGGAGGGCACCTGTGGTTGTAAAAAAAACGGCATCATTCAGCCTCAATCCGTGACTAACTAATGTAACAACACCCGGAGAAGCTTGAGATATAGTTACGGTAGAAGGTGTAAAATCTTTCAATAGATATGAAGCCCTTATGTTGTCTGTTGTTGTTGATTCAGTTATATTGTTTCCACCTAGTGCGAATGTTGAATAATTTAGACCCTTTATTATATATAATCCACCATTGTTTATAGTTGCATTTGTTTGTAAAAAATAAAGCCTGATTTCCTCTATGACATAAGATGAGCCTGCGGATACTGTAACAGTATTGCCTATGGTTAAACTTGTGTCTGAGGCAATTGCTGTAATTTCATACCAAGTGGATATTTGAGTTGGGTCGGTTGAACCGAATCCAATTCTTGCACCGACAGCAATCCTGTCAGTTTGAAAAGCTGTTCCTGACCCTGTTATGGTTGAAGATGTGGTTGCCGATACTGTTCCGCCTGTTGTTTCATAGACATAAGTCCTAAACCCTCTTACGGTTTTACTACCGCCAAGTTGTGTTCCTTGCAATGTTATAAAACCTTTCCAAGTTGTTGTGTTGGCATTTAGGTCATATTCAAATAAACCGAATTGTCTCGTTGCGGCTGCAGTAACTGTGGTTGCCATAAAAACCCAGAATATATTATCCGACCATTTGTGAACATATGGATATGCATATGTGGAACCTGCTACATCAGTTATATTTACCATACTTGTTGGCAATAGACTTATGTAATTATCTTGAGCGGTTGCTCCTGTAAATTGTTTGTACAATGAACCTATCATTGTATAATCAGAATTGTAGGTTGTTATACCTGTGGTCGATCCTGTAAAAATATGTTCTACTGCTACTTTTGCCATTTTATTTTTGAATTTTTAAAATTAATTGTACTCTTGTTAAAGTTTGTGCTGAAACTACATAAAAACCAAGAATTTCATCTTCATTGAATGTTGTTGAATTCCATCCGGATAAATTCGAACTTTGATTTTTTATATTGTTGTTCAAATTTGGGTAACCTGAATTTATTATAGTATCTCCTGATGTAGGTGGATAATTTGCATAATCTGTTTTATAAATATCAATTTCGGTACTTCCTGAATTGTTTGATAATATAGTCCAAGACAGAATTGTACCGCTATAAGGTAAATAGACGAAAGATTTAAGTCCTGAACTTATTGTTGCTGCACCACCAGTGTCTACTGTAAAGCTTAAAGTATCTATATTGGTTGAACTTGTTCCGGAACTACCTGAAGTTCCTGCTGCTCCTGAAGATCCTGATGAACCTGAACTTCCAGATTGACCAGATGATCCTGAACTACCTGATTCACCAGAAGAACCAGATGAACCTGAAAACCCTGAAGTTCCAGAGCTACCACTTTCGCCAGAACTTCCAGAACTTCCAGATATACCAGAAGATCCAGAACTACCATCAAATCCAGAACTACCAGAAGAACCTGAGCTACCACTTTGACCAGAACTTCCCGAACTACCTGAAGAACCAGATACACCTTACTGACCTTCGTTTTTATAAAATGTGTTTCCAGAAACATCTACAACAACATATCTCGTTAGAGATTCATCATTAGATAAATTAGCTACATTAAGTGTGTTTGTTGTAATGCCAGTAGAAGTTATTTGATTTATATTATATATATCAAAGCCACCAATTCCAAGATCTCCTGTCATCTGCCTACCACCATCAACTAAAATGTATTGTTGATGATCATCTGATGTAAGACCTAAAAGATTTCCATGAACTGATGTGGCATTTACACCACTGGATTTAAAACCAATTACAGGTCTTATATCTTCAATTTGAACAATTCCTGATTCACCATCTTTAATATAAATTGATGCTATAGAAACTACACCATCTGTAAAAAAATCGGGAGGTATAGGTAAAGGTGCGTCTTCTGTTTCAATTAAAGTAGCATACTCGTTTTGACCAAGAACTAAAAAATATTCTTCATTTATTCCATCGCCAACTACATACAAAGTATGTTTTGTGTAATAAGAGCTTGTAAGAGAAGATAGTGAATTTTGATTTGGATTGAATTGACTACTATTAACATATGTTGTAGCACTTGTTGTGAATCCTGATCCATTATTCCAATACTGAGTAAAATTTATTGATGTTCCACCTGTAGGTAAAAAATTATTTTCTGATAACCAATAGTTTCCTGTACTAACATCCAATGTAAATGCTGTAGTTCCAGTAGTTACAATTGAACCAGTTGAAAATACTGGGCCAAGTGCTTGCCTGTTAAATGAAGATAATAAATTTGCTGTATGTTGTGCATTATATGGTGATTGATCAATTAATTCAATGCCTGTTGAATTTGTAACAACTCTACCCATTATTATACTATAGAATGGATCAGGTAATCCAGAATTAGCGACTAAAGAACCATTATTGGAAATATAAATATAATTATTTGTATTTGCAGACAATGTTATTTGATTATTATTCCAATCATATCTTTTTATAATACTATTATCAATTTGATCTGCTACATATCCAAACCCTGATGTGGTGTTTATTGTTAAACCACTAACTATTGTAATTGTACCTCCGTTTAGAAGGCCCATTGAACTACTTTGAAAAATTAATGTTGAAGCATCCGTATGTGTTCCATCTGAAAATGTAACTGATATTTTTCTTGTAATATCATTTTCCCCATCTACATCATCAAGAAAATTCCAAAACACATTATTGCTTACATTATATATTTTAGTATGATCAGATATACCTTGATATCTAAAGGATGCAGCAGGGTTTAGAATTTCAATATCGTAGGTGATAGAATTGTGAATCATTGAACCTACAATCCTAGCAACTGGACCACCACCGGAATTAGGAATTTCAAACGACTTATTCCAATCTTGAATATCTAAATTGCCAGCTTCAAGTTCAGCTTGATCTGAAAGTTTTATTGCTGTAGAACCAGTCAATTGAGCACCTTCAAATTCACCTGTGTATAAATTAAGTCTTGCACCTAAACCATCTGCACTATTACCAATCACATTATCATAGGTTGGAAAAAGATAATAGTTTTCCATATTGGCTAATGCCGAAAATGAATTTGTCGCATCTACACGAACTCCATAGGTAAAATCTCCATTAAAATCCATGTATTCACCATAGAATTTTGTGTCTTGGGTGGAAGATTTTACCCATACACCTATATCACAATCGTAAACAGAAATTTTGTGAGCTTGTGCAAAATCCCCTATATCGTCAACATATATAGCAGAATAACTAGAACCAGCACCTGATAAACTTAAAAAAGATATTTCATTATTTATTCCTAATTTTATAATATGCTGTGAAGTAGAATTAGGAAAAATTTGTGTGGTTTGTATGTTGCTACCTACAATACTGACATAAGGTTTAGATGTAAGATCAATTTCATTTTCAAAAAACTCACCCGGACCGACAGAAACCACAAACCTATTACTGCTAGAACTTCCTGTAATCCAATCTACAGCAGATTTAATAGATGAAAAATCTCCTCCTTTTTTTGCAACTATAATTCTTTTTGGGTCTTGATTAACTTCGTATAAAGGAGCATTAATTGGTATTTCGGTTTTTAAAAATGTATCAGCTCCATCTATATGTCCAGTTGCTGAAGGATGTTCTACAATTATATCCTTTGTGTTATTTTCAAAATTTAAAGCACTTCCATATATACTAGGGGATGATCCTGTATTAGGAGCATAAATAGCTGTAGCCCATCTTTGGAAATTTACAGCAGTCAATCTTAAAGAAGCTCCATTTTCAACCCAGAAACCGGTACCAGCTGCAGCACCGACAGCTTTTGTTAATAAACAACCATTAACAATAAAAGCACAGCTTGGTGCATCAGCTTTTGCAAAAATCAATCCTGTTGTAGTAGTTACACCACCATTAGTTGAAGTGACGTTTCTTAGTTGCATTCTGCCAATACCAGTACCGTCATTTGTTACTACAAAGCCGATAGTAAAAGGATAACCACCATATTTTACATTAGAACATTGCATTATGCAATTTCCACCACCAGTACCGACTGTTTTAGCGTGTGTGTAGTTTTCGCCGAATCTGACGTTTTCTACATATGAAATTGCATTTAATTGTGGAGTGGTCGAAGAAGAATATATGATAGCAGATGTTCCAGAAGCAGTAGAACCTTGAATTTGCATGTCTGAAATCATAGATTGATCTGCCATGAAAAAAACTGTATTCGCAGAATTACTTGCTTCTACAATTGTTGCAGTACTATTGCTTCCTCTTACTGTGATCCAAGATTTCATAATAATTGGATCTTCGTAGTACAAGCCCGGATAAACTCTAACTTCCCATGGATTATCTTCAGTTGCTCCAGTAATACTATCGACTGCTAATTTTATTGAATTAAAATCTACATTACTACCACTGAGACCAACTGTGACATAATTTTCTATATCACCTACTAAACTATAAAAAGTTGTAGCTGAAATTGTGCCTGTAATAAATGTATTGCCAGAAATATATAATTGTTGACCATCATATGTAAGTCCAGATTGAGCAATTGCAGTATCTGTTGTGTTATCAGATACTAATACTCTATAATTAGCAGGACTTTGAATGGCAGTAAAACCTGTACCAGATGATCCTGATGTACCAGAACTACCAGATGAACCAGATTCTCCAGAAATACCTGATGAACCAGAACTTCCGTTTGCACCAGATGATCCAGAACTTCCACTTAATCCTGCTCCTCCTGATGAACCTGAACTACCATTAACTCCAGAACTACCATTTATACCAGAACTTCCGTTTATTCCAGAGCTACCATTTATTCCTGATGAACCAGATGTTCCATCATTTCCGTTGTTGCCAGAAGTACCAGAAGTACCAGAAGTTCCAGCTGAACCATCAGTTCCTGATACACCAGAAGATCCAGAACTTCCAGATTCCCCCGAAGTTCCTGAAGTACCATTTAATCCATTAAATACATATGATATAGAGAATTGTTCTCCTTGTATGGTACTTAAATCGCTATTTATTAAAGTAAGATCAAAATCAAAATAAGTTCCATGATCTGTAGAGCCAGCAATTGTGTATAATCCATAATTTGATGGATTTGTGACATTCGTAATTTTAAAATAAACTAAGTTTCCTGTAACCCTTTTTAAAACATCAATAGTCTCTAACCAATCATATGAATCATTCGAGTTTATATCTAGTGTACTTATGCTAATTCTAGTTACAGTACTAAACTTGACTTCATTTAGTATAAAATTTTGGTTTCCGGGGTTATTTGGAGCTTCTAGATCAGTTCTATAAAACCATCTTAAGCTATTAGAACCATCAAGACCATTGATACCTGATGTTCCAGATGAGCCAGAAGAACCAGAACTACCGCTAGAACCTCGACTCCCGGAACTTCCATTTGTACCAGACGTTCCAGACGAACCAGAGCTACCATTTATGCCCGAAGAACCTGAACTACCATTTATTCCAGAACTTCCTGATGAGCCTGAACTTCCGTTTCTTCCTGACGAACCAGCTGATCCAGAAGTACCTGATCCTGTTACTAATGCCCAAGAAGCATTTCCGAAAGCATCAGATTTAAGAAAATAACCATCTTGTGGGGAATCTTCGAATTTAAAACCATTTGAAACCGTCAGTCCTGATGTAAATTGAGGGTTTTCTGGAATGTCACCACCAATTCTATAAACAATACCAGTATCCAAATCAGATTGTAATACATAATTAAATGAATCTTTAATAAGTTGATTTGAAATATCTGACATATTAGTTGTAAAACTTTAAAATAAATATAGAAATAATACTAAAAAAGGAAATTTTAATTCATTGTTCCTTGTTTTGAAATCCATTCATCTGATGAAAGTATTTCCAAAATCTGTATCTGATTATAAGGGCCTTCTTTTGTTATTAATGCAGATATAAAATCAGGTTCTTGATTATTTTCCCATTTTATAAAAGTTTTAGAACCATCAGAACTATATCTTAATGTATCTATTGAATTTTCACAAATTTGTTCAAAATCAATCTTATTTAACTCTGAAACATTTATTATTAAATAATTTCTATTTTCCATTATATAAATCTATAATTTAGTGATTGATAATTTTGATTAACTTGTGTTGATGTTAATTCAGTATTATAAAATGAAGCATAAGCTATATTTCCATTGAAATAAAAACCATTAGCACCTGTCCAAGCTGCACTATAGCCTGCTCCTAAAAAATAATAATAAGTCGCTGAATAATTATTTTGTGTTTTAGAAATAGTACCAATCAAATTATTATCTAAATATGTTTTATGTGATGTTGATGCGAATGTTACAACAATATTATGCCAATTACCATCATTAACAGAAGTAACTGAAGTTGTTGAATTTGATACTGATCCACCCCAAAAACAAGATGTAACTATTTTTCCAGAAGAATTAATATAGATAGCAGGAACATAACCCGAGGCAGAAGAAGGGTTTGTTGTATTTTGTTGTCCAAATAAAGTTCCTCCAGCTGTAGTTGTTTTAAACCAAATAGATACACTAAAAGGTGTTCCCGCATCGTGGTTGAAAAAGTTTGCTGGTAATGAAACATAATCATTTGCACCATCAAATACAATGCTTCCACCATTAGATAAATTAAATGTTGGCCCATTTGTCAAAGTACCATTATTCTGAACAGATGAAACTGTGCTTTTCCATAATGTTCCGATTTGAGGGTAAGATAAAACATTACCTGCATCTAGATTAAGAATTAATCCATTAGTTTCAACTCCAACTGGAACTGCATGAGCATTATAGTTCTGTAGAATTTCTGTTGAATTTAAAGATCTATTATAAATTTTAGAATTTAACAAATTACCATCAATATAATCTGTAGTATCCCATCTTCTCATTAATCTACCACCGGCACCAGAAGATAGGGCGGTTGTCAAAGTTGATGCGGAAGAATAATATTTACCATCAACATAAAAAAATAATTGTGAGCCATTATAGGTTACTGAATAATGATACCATTGGTCTGTTGTGGGTGTAAAGCCAGCTGATGGTAATTGCCAAGATCCATTAAAAAATCCTCCATATATTTTACCATCCCAAGGAGCATTTAAATATCCTATAGCATAATTTACATAATTTCCTGAAGGTCCGGGAAAAGTATTAGTTATAAATGTAGGATAAGCATTTGAAACAGGAGTAGAATTTTGTTTAGCCCAAACTTCAACTGTAAAATTATTTAAATTACCTAAATCATTAAAAGTTGCATAATTACTACTTGAAGAAGCAAAATTTATATATGAACTTCTACCTGATAAAACATATGTTGGAGAGTTTAATAAAGTAACATTGAATCCACTATAACTTAAATCAGTCCAAGTTGTTCCGCTTCCACAGTATGAGGGTAAAAAATTAGAATCAACCATTAATCTTAATCCGTTTGTTACTATGTCTGGATAATCTTTATTGACACATATTATATCTGATTGTCCAACATACCAAGCTGCAGCTTG